AAAAGATATGTATTTTTAACACCACAGTCTCGCATGGAGTGAGGCACGAACGGAATTGTGAGCACTGACTGGTTAGATTTTTAACAAAAAATGAAAGATGAAAGGTAAAATATGACATCAGCAGGAAACTCGGCGGTTCACGCCGCCATTAAAAAACACAAAATATTGGGGTGGGATACTCGCAAATCATCCGAATGGGGATGTGATAGATTCTGCACTCTTGAAAGTGTTGAAACACTAGAACTCGAAGTGATCAGACAGCTTGAAGAAGAGGGCTGCTATCATGAAACGGGGGGTAAAAATGAGTAGGTCATTTGGAATCTGCCCGAAGTGCAAAGCTGACACCTTTGAGGACATACCATGCTCTAGGGGTTGTGGGGATAAAACTTCGTTTCTACGTCGTCTTTATCTTCGCCACGTCCCGCATAGGACAAGAAGTAAAAACGAGTGGTGTAGACCTGTGCTGTACGCGAAAGTGTTCGGGGGGACTTGGGACACTGGAAACGGTTACGCATGGTCTCCCCGCCTATGGAGGAGGGAAAGTTTCCGCTTTGGAAATGTTTTGATAACCAAAAGTAAGCCTCTTTTTGGTGAGCGATACGGCTACGAAAAAGTGCGGCGAGTTGGAAATTGGAGATTCGATTCTCTTAAATCTAACGCTCAAGCTGACTCACGCGAAGAATGAGCGTTGATGTCCAGCGACTTGTTCGACATTTTTATTATGACAGATAAACAAAAAGCTAAAGCGTGGAAAGATATGGCTGTCAGGCTTTCTCGTTGCCTCAATCGGCACGTATCAGGCTGCCACGAACTGTCCCACCGTAAAACGGAATACCACAACAGCGACGAACCTTGCCCTGTGGTTGCTGAGATTCTAAAGACGAATGAAGACTTTGATAATCTCCTGTCGAATAGTTCTGCTCTCTCATCCGAAGAATGAGGATTGTGAGTAACGAAGAGTTAGAATTTACTTTTAAAAATAAATAACATATGTACCATTATAAAGATATATTTTTTGCAAATCCAGTTTTTTCAAAAATACCTTCTAGAAGAGGTTTGTCTGTATCAACAGAATTATGCGGTAGAAAATTTCTTTCTCCAGCAATACCAGCAAATATGGTGTGTTCTATTTCTTTTGAAAAAGCAAAGGAATTATCAGAGCTTGGTTATTTTTATATTTTGCACAGGTTTTATGAGTATGATCAAATATTAGAGTGGATAGAAAACAATCAAAACCTATCTTTAATTTCAATATCAATAGGAGCAAATGAAAAAGACTATAATTTATTAGATAAAATAAAGGAAAAAAATTTAAGAGTAGATTATATAACTATCGATATTGCACATGGTCATTGTTTGAAAATGAAACATATTGTAAGTTTTATAAAAAATACTTTCGGAGATAAAATAAAAATTATAGCTGGGAATATTATTACTTCATCTGCCGTAAAAGATTTTAAAGATTGGGACGTTGATATTGCGAAAGTCGGAATAGCTCAGGGCGGGGCGTGTTCAACTTATAATAAAACAGGGGTCGGACTTCCGCAGTTTTCTGCTGTTTTATCTTGCGCTAGAGATAATGTTTTACCAGTTATAGCAGACGGCGGAATCAGAGAAATAGGAGATTATTCAAAGGCTCTTGTTGCTGGAGCCACAATGGTTATGTCTGGATCTGAATTTGTTAAATGCGTTGATAGCCCAGCAGAAACATATTCTCATAAAAATGGTGGACTTCCAAATAAAAAAATATATTTTGGTTCGGCAAGTAGTGTAAATAAAGGATCGGATGATTATTCAGAGGGTTTTGATGAGATTATATTAGATTGTAATAATTTGACCTACACCGAATATTATGAAAAAATAAAACAAGGAATACAATCTTGTATGAGTTATCACAATATAATAGATATAACTAAAATGAAAAACATAAAGTACTCAATTATATGACAAAAAAAAGAACATATAAAAAGAAAGAAAATAAATTCAATAAAAGAGAAATCGTAAAAAAATTCACGGAAACTTCTAATCAAAAACAAAAGGGTTTTTGGCCGAGAGAAATGAAGATATTAAATTATCTTTTAGAAAAATATCCAGATGAGAATTTTTGGATTAAAACAACATGCAAATTCAAATTAAATTCACTTGCTTGGTTCAGGTCGGAAGACGGAGATAGGTATTTAGAAGACAAATATTTTGAATTTGGACTTGACTTCGAAAGAAAAGAAGCTATAGTTTTTGATGAGGACAATTCTTCTTATTTCAAGCCGCTAGAAATGCCCCATAAAAAAATTACAACAACAAAACAAATTTTTAAAAATGACAAATGACAAATGACAAATAAAACTAAAACCGAAACCAAAACCAAAACAAAAGAAGATAACAATGTATCTTTTTACGAACAAACCCAAAAGTTCTTAAACGACAAAAATAATAAAGATTATCATTATAATAATATTATCGACGATGAAAGTAGAATCCCAAGTGGGAGCTTACTTCTTGATATTGCTATGGATGGCGGTTTGCCAGTTGGTATACATAGACATGGTGGGCCATATGAAAGTGGAAAAACTAGCCAAGCTTTATCTTTTGCTAAAAATTTTCAAAAAGCATCAGATAAAAATATAGTTGTTTATGTTAAAGCGGAGGGTAGATTAAAAAAATCAATGCTGAAAAGGGCGGGAATAGATATTTCTAAAGATAAATTTTTTATATTAGACAGCAATGTTACAGAAGTTGTTTTTGATTTTATCAAAGATTTGATAGAAAACAACCCCAACAACAATAAGTATTTTATTATAATCGATAGCTCTGATGCTTTAGTTAGGAAAGAGGATTTAAAGAGGCCGTTCTCCGATTCAGAAAAAGTTGCTGGTGGGGCTTTAACTAATAGCGTATTCTTAAAAAAGTTTTCTTTACCAACAAATAAATTGGGGCATAGAATAATTCTTATTTCGCAAGTAAGAATCACAATAGATATGGGGCACGGCGGAAAACCCCCAAAAGAAAGTCAGGCTGGTGGAAAATCGATTGATCACTATTCTAATTTTAGTTTAGATTTTAGAAGATATTTCGGGGAGAATTTTACTATCTACGATAAGAAAAAGGATAAAAAAACAAACCCTTTTGATAACGATAGAAAAATGCTTGGTCATAAATGTGTAGTTAAATTTAGAAAAAGTGATAATCAAAAAACTGGCGCAATTGTTCAATATCCGATTAGATATGATTCAGAGGACGGAGAATCAATTTGGCTAGAAAGAGAAATATTAGAAACGTGTTTGGATTGGGCTTGTTTAGAGAAAAAGGGGTCTTGGTTTAGCATAGAAAAATCTTTAAAAGAAGAGCTAGAAAAAGAAAACGTTCCAACATTTGATAAAATTCAAGGAGAGGAATCAGTTGTAAAATGGTTAGAGCAAAAAGAAAATAAAAAATTTGTGGATCATTTTTATAAATATTTTAGAAAGATTTTTTCTAGTGTAGAATAATGGTTTTTAAAACTATAGATGGCAGAGAAAAAAACGCTAAAATACATAAATATTTAATAGACTGGGATGCTAAAAGCAGAAGTAAAGTTCAATTTACCACAAAAAAATATTTGCAAAAATACTGGAAAAATCACGTTGTATTTGAAGAGTTTCCAGTTTTAGGAACAAGATATACTCTAGATTTTTTTAATGCAAACAGAAATATAGCAATAGAAGTCCAAGGGAGACAACATTTCGAATATGTTGGACATTTCCATAATAAAAATAAAGCAAACTTTCTAATGCAATTAAAAAGAGACAGAGAAAAAAGAAAGTTTTGCGAAATAAACGACATAGAACTTTTCGAAATAACAGAAGACGAAATAAGAAAAGGATTGAATAAACAAATATTTAAAAAACAAGGATTAATATTATGAGCGACGAAATAGAAGATATAGAAAATACAAATTTTCAAATTCCACTAGAGATGATAGAGGAAATTTATAATAATTCTGGAGATGGAAATATCAAAGGTATTTTTATGATAACCCTAGATGAAAAAGGAGAAACAAAGATAGTGGAAAAGTTTTCCCACCTTTGTATTGAAAAGGCATTTTTATTTGATCTTTTCAAATATTGTGAAACAAAAGAAAAATTGTATAGCATAGGCGAAAACCCAGACGCAGAATTCGGAGAAGAATAATTAGTAATGTTATATTCTTTAGAAATAGAACAACAAGTTCTTGCCGCTTTTTTACAACACCCAAATCATTATTTTAAATATAATGCAATCATATCGTCAAACGATTTTGATTCAACAAAAAATAATGTAAATGGAAAAATATATTATGTAATAAAACAAATATTAGAGAATGGCGGAAAGATTGATCGGTCTTTGGTATTGGATAGAATTAATTCTTTGGATGTATCATTCGCCAATAAAACAAATAAAGCTGATTATATAGACAGCCTATATTTGAGACAAATTTCGGAGGAAAGTATTGATTCTTTGGTGCAAGAATTAAAGAAGTATACCGTAAAAAGAGAAATTTGCAACGCGGCGAGAACAACCCATTCAAAGGTAAAAAATATATCAAATGACGCATCTTATCAAGATATAATTTCTATTTGTGATGAATCATTCAATTCTGTCATAAATTCTTTTGAATTAGGTGAAGATAGAATAGAAAATCTTTATGATGGAATGATTGATATGATCGAGGAATTAGGCAAGAACCCAATTGAGGAAGATGGGTTTATGGGTCCATTTCCGACATTAAACAAAATTTATGGATCACTATTATTACCCGGAAATATAACTGTAATTGTAAGTAGGTCTGGGGTAGGAAAAACCTCATTGGCTTTAGAATATTGTTCTTATACAGCAAATAAGTATAATGTTCCAGTAATTCACTTTGATAATGGAGAAATGAGTAAAAAAGAATTGCAGTTTAGAAGGTTCTCAGCCTTATCTGGGGTTCCTATATATTTAATAAGAACTGGTAGGTGGTCATCGTCTGGAGAAGAAATCGTTAATAGAGTCAGAAAAACTTATAAAGTCATTCAAGAACAGGAAAAATTTTATTATTTTAATGTAGCAGGGAAAAGTGCTGATGAAATATGCAATACTTTAAAACATACATATTATTCAAAAGTGGGTAGAGGAAAAAATGCTTTTTTTTCATTCGATTACATTAAGTTGCCAGAAGGTAGATCCGACCATTGGATTGCAGTTGGCCAATTAGTAAATCGAATAAAACAAACAATTCAAAAAGACATTGTAGATGGTTCTGAGCCGCTGATATCATGTTTTACAAGTGTTCAAGCTAATAGATCAGGCATTGTCACAAATAAACATTCCAAGGATGTCCAAGAAGACGAGGGAATTATTGGACTTTCTGATATGATCCAACAATATTGTTCTCATATGTTTCTTTTGCGTAAAAAGACATTAGATGAGATTGCAAAAAAAGAAGGCAAAGAATTTGGAACCCATAAACTAATCAATTTAAAACCTAGACACTTGGGACAAGATGTTGAGGGGGCTTTAGTTCCAATAAAAATGCCAGACGGGTCATTGCAGCAGAATTTTATTAATTTAGATTTCTCAAATTTTGATATTCAAGAAAAAGGTGATTTAAGAGATATAGTTAGAAAAATAGAAGAAGAAAATGAACCAGCTTCCTCGGGCAATAATGATTTACCAGATTTTTAATGGATAAAATAAAAACAATATTAAAAAACCTAGAATGCGATCTAGTTGAAAGAGGGGATTATTATCATGTAAAAGCCAAATATAGGGGCGGCGATAATCCAACCGCTATTAGAGTTTATAAAAATTCTGGCGTTTGGAAAGATTTTGTTTCTGGAACTCAGTATCTACCATTTAGAGCTTTAGTTTCTAAAATATTAAACACAAAAGATAAAAATATAATAGACAAGTATTGTGAAAATTTAGAATCAAATGATACGAGTATAGATTTGTCTTTGGATTCATATAGAAAGAATATTGAAATAAATAAAATATTCGATGATTCTATTTTAGATAATTTATACAAAGAATATGATTTTTATTTAAAAAGAAACATATCAAAAAAAACATTAGAACTTTATAAAGGTGGCGTTGGAAAGAAGAATAACTTTAAGAACTTTTTTGTTTTTCCAATATATAATCAATTTGGAAAAATACATGGTTTTTCAGGTAGAAATCTTAGATACAACAAAGATAATAAAAAGTCTATAAAGTGGATGCACACAAAAGATGTGGTTAATTTTATTTATCCAGCCTTTTTATCTGATATATTTCTAAAATCAATAATAGAAAAAAGGTCTGTTCGATTAGTTGAGAGCATTGGGGATAGTTTGGCTTTATCAGAAAATAATATATTTAATCAAGCGGTATGTTTTACAACTTATATAAATTCAAAATTGCTTTGTTATTTAGCTTCATTAAATCTTGAAAAGATAATTATATCTTTTAACAATGATTGTAACTCTAAAGTAAATTCTGGATTAGTAAAATCAATAGTTAATTTAGTAAAAGCGTCAGAAATAATCCCAATTGAAAAAATATACATTCAATTACCAACAGATGGAGACTTCGGGGATATGCAAGAAAGAAGGGAAGACTTTTTTAATTTTAAAAATACAGATAATTTAGGCATAGAAAATAAAAAATACATTTTATCTTTATTAAGAGATAAAGAAATTATTAGGCAATCACATTTAAAAACAGAAGAAGTAAAAGAAACAATATCAAAAATCAAATATCAAATCAATGATCCCTTTATCACCAAGTAGAATTAAAACATTAAAAGAATGCCACTGGCTATATCATGCTACATACATTTTAAATATCCCAAGAACACATAATGAGGGTTCCTGTCGAGGAGATATTGTTCACCATATTTGTGAAGAATTATCCAAACCAGAAAACAAAGGTCGTTATGATAAAATGATTGCGGTAAACAAATTATCTTCTGACAAAGAGTTTTTAAAAGAAGCAGAAAAAAGGTTGTCTGACAATAATTTCTTAAATCAAGAAAACATGGATCTCATAGAAAAGATGCTTTTCAGAGCTTTAAAGTACGACTTCTTTGGCGAAAAAATAAAAGGTTTAAAAAAACATTATTCGGAAATTGATTTTGATACAGTCGTTTCCGTGGAAGATAAAAAATTCAGAATGAGAGGTTTTATTGATAAGTTATTTTTGAAAGATAATAACACCGCAATTATCAGGGACTTTAAAACAAGCAAAGAAACATTCAAAGGGGAGGATTTAAATAATAACATTCAGGATTTAATGTATAGAATGGCTGTTAAAGAATTGTTTCCAGAGGTAAATGACATTGATTTTGAATTTCTTTTTATTAAGTTTGATTTAAATAAAAAGGGATATGTTTTGATGGAAAGAATTAGCGATGTAGAATTGCTTGGCGCGAAATACGAGTTATTAGAAATATCTGAATTTCTTGATTCTTTTGATATTGAAGCGGCGCATTCCAATTTTGCAGGAACAAAAGGATATCCCAAAGAGGGTTTTAGCGGAATTCTAAAGTGCGGAAAACCATATCGACAAACAAAAAATAAAACAACGGGGCAATGGGATTTTAAATTAGAAAATGGCAAAAAGATTAAATCTTATATGTGTTCTGCAAGATTGCCATTTGATTATTATGCTTTGGTTGATGAAAATGATAAAATGATTGTTGGAACAAGCGTTTTTGCAAAAGATTTAGAGAAATTAAAGAAAAAAGCCAAAAAAGGCCAAAAAATTAAATTATTTCATTATGAGGGTTGTCCCTACTGGAAAGAATCAGATCGAGCAGCAGGTTTTCATAATGATAAAGATTTGAGACTTGACTTTGAGTAAAAAAAAGATAAGGTATATTAAATGTTGCCAATTTTTAAAACACACGCATCAATTGGGAATTCTTTATTGACAAGCTCTGTGGCGGAAGAAGAAAACAAAACCAGTATTTTTAGCTTTGGACTAAAAGATATTTGTGTTGTGGAGGATAATTTATCTCAATCTGTCGGACTATTAGAAAATGCGGAAGAATTGGGGGTTAATGTTATTTTTGGGCTAAGAGTTTCTATTTGCAATGATCTAAAAGAATTAGAAAAAATTGAAGAGAATACTACCAGCAAGATTATTATATTTGCAAAAAACAGAGATGGTATTAAATTGTTAAATAAAATATTCTCATATTCCAGAGAAAGAGAGGAAGGGTGTATAGATAATAATTATTTGCTAAGTGTATTTGATAAAGATTTAATATCGGTATGCTTTCCTTTCTATGATAGTTTTATTTACTATAATAATTTTAAATTTAGTTTTTGTATGCCGCCAGATTTAGCAAAGTTGAATGGCCCCGTTTTTTTCTTAGAAGATAATTGTTTATCATTTGATTTTTTGTTGAGAGAATCAGTGGTTAAATTTTGCAAAAAGAATGACTTAAAAGTTTTAGAATCGAAAAGCATATATTATAATAAAAGATCTGATATAAATACATTGACCGCCTACAAATTGTTAACAAACAGAAAATTTGGTTCAACTACTTTGGAAAAGCCAAACTTGAACGACTTTTCTTCAAAAGAATTTTGCTGGGAGAGCTATTTAGATGCTAATAAATAATTTTAAACAAAAATATATAATTGCGGATTTTGAAACATGCAATTTAAATCTTTATAGTAAAGATAATAAACCTTGGCAACTATCCTATTTGATCGTTGAAAATGGAAAAATTTCTGAAATAAAAGATCATTATCTTTGGTGGGATGATTTGAATATTTCCCCAGAAGCAAAAAGGATTACAAAGTTCAATGAGGAAAAATATAAACAAATTGCCGAAGACCCGCTTCCCGTATTAAAGAAACTAGATTCTTATTGTTATAATAAGGATTATATTGTTATAGGCCATAATTTTATGGGCTTCGATACATATATACATATGATATATAGAAATCTTTTGGGTTTTAAAACAGATTATTCTTATATTAACGAAAATAGAATAATTGACACTAATTGTTTACAGAAAGCTATTCTAAAAGAAATCTCGTTCAACGAAAAGTCTTTGTCGAAATGGCAGTTTAAGTTAAAAGATATTGTTCAAAGGGGCTTAAAAACAAATCTAGGGGCTTGTTGTAAACATTTTGATATTGACTTTGACGATAAAAAGGCCCATGATGCAAAGTACGATATAAGAAAGAATTTCGAGGTATTCAAAAAACAAATTTGGAGATTAAATATATAATGAAATTAGCAGTAGTAGGTTCGAGAGAATTTGATGATAAAGAGAGATTGTTTTCAATTCTCAATAAAATAAATGAAAAACACAGAATAGAATATATAGTTTCTGGCGGAGCAAAAGGGGCAGATGAAATGTCTATGGAATGGTGCAAAGAATATGGGAAACCAATTAAGATTTTTTATCCAAATTGGCATCCTTTAGTAGCTGGTGGGCAGAGAGTATATTTTAAAGGAGCGGGAATGAAAAGAAATGCTCAAATTGTAGAAGAGGCAGATTTTTTGATTGCATTTTGGGATAGAGAAAGTAAAGGAACAAAATTATCCATTGATTTATGTGAGGAAAAGAAAGTAAAGTATCATATTTATGATTTTGAATCAAAGTTATCACAAGACTATGTTCATGCTTATGTTGATGGATCTTTTAATGAGGAATTAAATAAAACAAGTTGGGGATTGTGTATTACCGATAAAGACAAAGAAAACGAATTAAAATCTTATTCTGGTATTGTAGACGGCGAAGGGGCCAGTAAGCACAGACAGATTGTTGGAGAACTTACAGCGTCCATTAGGGCCGTACAGTGGGCTAAAAAAAATAATCAGAAAGTCTCAATCCACTACGATTATGAAGGAATATACAAATGGGTTTCAGATTTTTTCAAAGAGGATGCAAAAGCTTGGGAAAGAAACAACGAATATTCTGAGAAGTATAGAAAATTCATAGAAGAAAACAAAGAACATATATTTAATTTTGTAAAAGTAAAAGCACATTCTAGTGATAAATGGAATGATAAAGCTGATTATTTGGCAGGAGCTTGTTTTAGATAATGAGCGAAATAACCAAAGAAGATTTTTTTAAAACAAAAACCTCATCCTACAATGGCTTCTTGCCAATTGGTGTGAGAATGCCAGAGATTAAAATTGAAAAGAGGTTTTACAAAGAATTAGGAATTAGCGAGGAAGTAGATAATTATGAATTTCTTAGAAAATTATGTCACGCTGGTATAAAGTCCAAGAAAATAAATGATCGTGCTAATAAAAAAGATTATTATGAAAGGGCGAAATATGAACTAGAAACAATCAAAGAGTTGGGTTTTGTTGATTATTTTTTGATTGTTTGGGATATTATTAGGTATGCCAAGGAAGCTAAAATTCCTTTCGGCGCGGGTCGTGGTTCTGCTGCTGGTAGTTTAATTCTATATTTAATTGATGTTACTGGGATTGATCCAATAGAACATAATTTGTTTTTTGAAAGATTTATTTCCAAACAAAGAGCAAAGCCAAAAGGTAAAATAGATGGCATTACATTTTTTGATGGTGGCTTGATGCCAGATGTCGATACAGACTTTTCTTACGATAAAAGGCAAAAAATAATTGAGTATATAAATGAAAAATATAAAGGAAAAACTTGCAAAATTTTAAATATTTCAACTTTAGCGACCAAAGCTTGTTTAAAAGAATCATGTAAAATTGTTGGCGGATATTCAGAAGAGGAAGCCAATAAAATTTCAGATTATGTTGATAAAATTCATGGGGTTGTAAGACCTTTGTTCAAAGAATCAGAAGATGAAAACAAAAAGGGTATATACCAATCAAACGAAAAGTTCAGGCAATGGGCAGACACAAACAAAGAAATTTTCGATGTAGCATTAAAGCTTATCGAATTAAATAAAAATTATTCTGTACACGCTTCTGGCGTTGTGATTAGTTATTATCCAGTAGATGAAATAATGCCGATTCAAAAAACCAAAGAAGGAGATTTGATCAGTGGTTATGATATGAGGACTGTTTCAGAGATAAGTCTTAAATTTGATGCATTGGGGCTTCAAACCTTGGGTGTTATCGACGATATAATTAGACAGACTGGGGTAGACATTTCTAAAATTGATGTTAATGACCCAGAAATATATCGTTTTTTTCAAAATGAAGACTTTAATAGGTTGGGTATTTTTCAAATTGAAGCAGATACAAATTACAGGGTAACACAAAAAGTAAAACCAAAAAGCTTTGATAAATTATCAGCCGTAATAGCAATCGCTAGACCGGGAGCTTTATCATACTTAGATGAATATTCTAAATTTTCAGAGACTGGAGAACCACAATCTGTTCACCCATTCTTTGATAGCATTTTAAATACCACAGGTGGACTTCCATTATATCAAGAACAATTAATGGCGATGATTAATAAAGTCGGGTTTTCTCTTGATGATTCTGAACAAATTAGGCGTTGTGTCGGCAAGAAAAAAATCAAAGAGATGGAAGCTTGGGAAGAAAAGATTTTTGAAAAATGCAAAGATCTAGAAGATGGAGAAAATATCGCGAAGGTATTGTGGAAAGTTGCGAATGAAAGTGCATCTTATTCTTTTAATTTGAGCCATTCATGTAGCTATGCAAATCTTTCAGCTTTAACAACTTACCTAAAGATTAATTATCCAAAAGAATTTTATTGTTCTCTTTTGAAAATGACAAGGCACAAGCAAAAACCACAGGAAGCCATTTCTTACATTGCCCAAGAAATGAAAAACTCTGGATTTAAACTTTTTCCGCCAAACCTATTAAAATCAGAAATGGATTTCTCGGTGGAAAATGAGGGGGTTAGATATGGATTGTTGCATATTAAGAAAATAAGCGATAAGTCTATGGAAAACCTTAATAAGTTTAGAAAAAGGGATTCCGAGAATAAGGTGGAATTATTTCTTATTGCAAAAGAGTCGGGTCTAAATATTGGGGCGCTTTCTTCTTTGATACAAGCTGGGACTCTGAATGACTATCAAGATAGCAGATGCAGGTTGGTTCTTGAGTGCCAAACTTTTAATATTTTAACTGATAGAGAAAAGAAATTCATACTACAATTTTCTAAAGATTATGATTATGATGTTTTGAAAATTATAAGCGTTTTGAGAAAAGAAAAAAAGAATATGTCTGACAATAAATTGTTCATGCCAGATAAAAGATTTTCTACATTCAAGAAAAAATACGACCAATTCAAGCTAATATATGAGCAAAACAAGAAAAAAGAAAAATTTGCCAATTGGTTTTTTGAAAATGAATTACTTGGTTACAGTTATAAATATAAATTAAAAGAGTGCTTTAGCAAGCCAGAAATATTTACAGACTTAAACGATTTAAAAAATAAAAAAAATCAAGAGGTTAAAATTGTTTCGAGAATTACATCGGTAAAACAAAAAAACAGCAAGAATACTGGCTCAAAAATGTTACAACTATATATTTCAGACGAAACTGGCAATAATTTGGCAATTTTAATGGACAATAAAAGAGAAAAAAAGTTGACTAATTTTTTAGAATTTAGCAAAAAACCCAAGAAAGATGACATAGCCGTAATAACTGCAACAGTAGCAGATTCAGGTACAGCTTTATTCGTTAATGAGCTTTCTGTGCTTGAAACAAAAATTTTTATGTCTTTGAGAGACTTGGAAGTGTAAAATATGAGAGTGAAAGAAATTATTTATAATCCAGAAGTTAAAAACATTCTAAGGAATTCTATTCTAATAGCGATAAATGAAAATAATGGTCTAATATCTATAGAACATATATTTAATTCTTTTTTTGAGATTGAAAACAGCAGCATCTTAAAACAATACAAAAAAAATAATAAGAAAAAGAAATCAATTAAAATACCAGAAAATAAAGAGTATAATTATTCTTCTATCGTCTCAAGTCTATTAAAAAAAGTAAAGAAACAGGCGGAAGAAAATAATCTTTCCTACATTAACGCTAACAATCTTTTATTGGGGCTTTTAGAGTATAAAAAGATACAAAGTATTTGCGAAGATTTAAGTATTCCCCATACAGAGATAAAAGAAAAAATTCTTTTTCAAATAAATAAACCAAAAAACCCTAAAAAAGTCGATCTTTCTAAGAAAACAAAAGAAAATAGAAGAGAAAGTTCCGAAGATTTTAGAAAATATTTTGAAAGCAAAAATGAATCGCATATTAGCACAATACAAAAATACTGCAAAATACTTAATAGCCCAGATTTTCTCGATAAAAAATGTTATCATAGATCATCTGACATAGATAATATTTTTAAAATAATTGGTCAAAAAGAAAATTCTAATGTTTTAGTTTTAGGAAAAGCGGGGATAGGTAAAACTAATTTAGTAGAAGGTTTTGTAAAAGAAATCCTAGATAAAAGATATTGTATTTTTAACGAGTCTTCTGTTATACAAATTGACCCACCCTTATTAATATCTGGAGCTTCATTAAGAGGCGAGTTTGAGAAAAGATTAATAAGCGTTTTAGAGGCAATAAAAAGCATTGGTAATTGTATTGTTTTTATAGATGAAATTCATACAATATTTAATATGGGTACTAGCGGCGAATCTTTATTGAATTTTCAGAATATTTTAAAACCCTATATATCTAATGGGTCTATTAAAATAATAGGCACAACCACCGATAAAGAATACTTTTCTAGTATAAGAAGAGATGCCGCTTTTTCTAATAGATTTTCGTTGATAGATTTAGAAGAGCCGAGTAAAAAGCTTTGCAAAGATATAATCAGTAAATGTTCACAAGAATACAATAGCTTTCACGGAATTAAAATTTCAAAAAACAATATAGATTTGTTGGTTGATTTGTGCGATAAATTTTTGGTGAAAGATAATTTTCCGAGAAAGGCTTTTAAGTTTCTTGATTTTATATCATCTTCCAAGAAAATAAGCATTTTTAATCTTCCAAGCAAAGATAAGGATGAGTACAAAAAAGTAACCGAAAAGATAATTAGTGAAATAAACATTGACTCTGATTTTGTTGAAATACAAAAAAACCTTTCTGATTTACAAAAGAAATATAATACAGACTTTCTTTCTTATGTAAAAAATATATCAGACAGAAAAAGGACTATTACCAAAAAAGACATTATATCTGATTTTTGTTCTTATTCTGGAGTTTCATCCAATCAAGTTAATAGATTCGTAAGTTCACAAGAAGAAAAAAATAAAAAAATATCAGATAAACATGAAACCATAAGGGAAACAATTTTTGGCCAAGACAATCAAATAAAAACTGTTTGTAAAAACCTTAATAGATCGTTATTTGGTTTTAAAGATCCGCATCAACCATTGGGTGTTTATATGTTTGTTGGTCCAACGGGAGTAGGAAAAACATTTTTATCAAAAGAATTGGCAAAGAATTATTTTTCAGAAGATTCTTTTTTGCAGATAAATATGAGTGAATATAATGAAAGACACTCTATATCTAGATTAATTGGCGCAAATCCGGGTTATATTGGATATGATGATTCTAATATATTATTAGACTTTCTTGAAAAGCATAAAGACGGCGTTATATTATTTGACGAAATAGAAAAAGCTCACGAAAAAGTATTTAATATCTTTCTACAAATATTTGAAGAGGGGCAACTAGCTTTGGGAGATGGAACAATTGTTAATTTTTCAAACTTTTTGATTATTTTGACGAGTAATATTGGCTCAAATTTCTTTGATAAAGACAATCATTCGGTGGGCTTTGTATCCAAATCAGAGGACAAAGAGGAAAAGGTTCTCTCAGAAATAAAAAAGAATTTCAGGCCAGAATTTCTTAATAGATTAGATGAAATATTAATTTTCAACAAATTGGAGCTTAAAGAAGCCGAAGAAATAGTTGACAAAGAAATAATAAAATTCTTAAATTATGCGGATTTACAATCTAAAGATATATCTTATAGCAAAGAAGTTGTGGACTTTATTATAGAAAAAAGCGACTTTAAAAAATATGGTGGTAGAAATATTAAAAAGACAACTCAAAAAGAATTTTTTAATCCATTGTCCAACCACTTATTAGAAGAAAAATCCAATAAAAATAAACTACATTCAAAAATCAAAAACGACCAGATATATTTCTATACTAAATAGTATCAGTGTAAAACATTCTGCGTAATGTTTGATATTAAATTTATTTATAAAGAGGAGGGGATATAATTATGTTTGAAAGTAGCATGTTTAATTTTTTGTGGGAAGTAGCACCAGTTATTGGTATAATGGGTATTGTTATCTTTTTTATGTACAAAGAACTTAAAGAAGAAAGAAATAACAACCGCGAGAGGGAAAAGGATAACTTAGAAACTCTTAAAGACCTTAAAAATTTGCTTGATGGTTTCTTTTCTAAAATAGATAGAAATAAAGAAGAAATAGTCGATAAAGTTACAACAGAAGCAAATAACACAAGAAAACAAGTGGAAAATAATATTAAAATTTTAGAAGCAAGCATAAGGAATAGAAATGGAAGCTAAATGTAATAGACAAGAGTTATTAGAAATAAGAAATGGTATAAAAAGAAAAGCAAATGTTGCCATGAAATGGAAAGGCGATAAAGAATCTATATGTCTTTCTGTTCCATCTGACCAATATGCTTCTGAAATAAAAAATGTACACCAAAGATTGTGTTCTTTGTCTGATAAACAAAATATGGCAGTTGTTAATGTTATTTATAACAAAGGTGGATATATTGCCCCACATACCCACGATAGAGTAGAAAGAACTTATGTTTTAGACGGAGAGTATTTTGATCCAATTTGTGAAAAAACATTTAAAAAGGGTGACACCCAAGAAATCCCCGCAAATACTTTACACGCATCAAAAAGCGACTATTGTTTGTTGACAGTAACATGGCAACCAGCTTATAAATTGCAAGATATTTAATTTTTTTGTCTCTTTTTTAAAAAATAGTGTAAATATTAGCACGATGTTTTATCAGTTATATAAATCTATTGAAACTAAAGCGGGAAGACCTAATTTTCGCGATAGTTTTTATGGGCTTGTTTAATCTTTTTAGGAATAGATATAGAAAAAATAAGCCCAAGAAAAAAAACTTGGGTTTTTTTGTTTTTACCATTGACATTCTTAAAAAAAACGGTAGGGTCATTCGTATAGTTATTTGACAGGTTAAAATTTTATGTGGGCAAGGTCACTGTTGGTTCGTGGCAACTGTCTGTAAAACAGTCGGGGAAACCCTCGGCGGTTCAATTCCGTCTGCCTACACCATAAAATTATTTGGGGATATACTTGGATTCGATTGTATTTTCTAGGTATATTTTACAAGCAGAAAGATACATCTTTAAAGTTCAAAACACGCATAGTTGGCGATAACAACAAAATCGTAAGCTTCCAAGATGAAGTTGCTCCAGTAGCAATCGCAGCTTAGTAAGCTTTGGGTAAAACCTCATCAAAAAACAAGGATCACTATTAATTGTTGCGGTGCTTAATCAGAATAGTAAAATTTTTATAGAGTTTTTTCGTCTATAATCATAATAGAAAATCGAGTTTATATTTATTTGTTTATTTAAATATGAATTTTAAAATTAAAAATAAACTAAGCTTGTAAGAAATAAATATATTAAAAAGATATAAGACAAGGGTTCGACTCCCTTTATCTCCACCATTTAATTAATCAGTGTGATCAGAAAGACTTATAGATTGGCGTTTCTGTTATATTCGCATTTATACTTGGGTTAATTATTATCGTCGTATGGCGTAGCTTGGTATCGCGTTTGCTTTGGGAGCAAAAGATCGTAGGTTCAAATCCTACTACGGCGACCATATCTAAAATATGTGTATAAATAAATTCAGCGGGACACTATATCGGGTTCGAAGTCCGAGAAATAGTAAAATATTTTTGATGTGGGTGTATTTTAGATAATATGGGGCCATAGCTCAGTAGGAAGAGCGCTTGCTTTGCAAGCAAGATGTCGTCGGTTCAAATCCGTCTGGCTCCACCATATAGTAGCGTAGCACAATGGAAGTGCGACTGTCTCATTAACAGTAGGTTGTATGTTCGAATCATACCGTTACTACCATGCAGGATGGTCTAGTCTGGTCTAGGATATCTGGCTCATAACCAGAAGGACGCGGTGTTCGAATCCCGCTCCTGCACCCATTTTCACAGATCTATAGTGTAATGGTAGCACAAATGGTTTTGGTCCATTTTGTCCTCGTTCAAATCGGGGTAGATCTGCCATTATTATATTGGTTAGTAGCTCAATTGGTAGAGCAGAGGCTTCCAAACCCTCTTGTTGCGCGTTCAAGTCGTGTCTAACCAGCCAAAAGCTCATCGAGTATGAAATCAACAAACTTTTAACAAATTATAATCTCGGATATGTTTGCTCCGTTAATATCCTTTTGGTATTGCGCGTACAAGAGTTATGAGAGCTTTTTATTTTATGCGAGCGTAGTCTAATTGGAGAGGCAACAGCCTTCTAAGCTGTATATATGTGGGTTCGAGTCCCACCGTTCGTACCAAGCTCCTATGTTGAAATTGTATATCATGTATTGCTACGAACAATGCGTTTCGAGTTAGAGTCTCGATAGGAGTACCAAATATTATGCCGCATTAGCTCAGATGGTAGAGCATCTCTCTTGTAAAGAGAAGGTCGGGAGTTCAAATCTACCCATGCGGCTCCACCGAAAAAAACCGACAATCAAACCAGAAGCAGAACTGGGACCGTTTTAAGGGCGGCGAAACAAATGTTACGGAGTTTTCATCTCGGTTCTCCAGCCAGATTAATTATAAAAGGGGGTAAAGCTCATGTGGTCGAGCAGTTGGCTTTTAACCAATTGGCAGTCGGTTCGAATCCGTCTACCCCCACCATTAACACAAGAAGTATTTAAAAATATTAAAGGTCTAAGCACGGGATTTGTAATCCTAGATAACATGACTCTTCTTTGTGTTATTAATTTTTAAAAAAAAATTTAAAACAATAAACCAAAACTCTCTTATTGAAATGTATATAGAAAAAAGGTTTATTGTTCTTGTTTAATTATTTTAAAATTTTGGGCATGCAGCATATATGGTAATGCGGAAGGCTGTCTACTTTTCCAATTGGGGTTCCAGTCCCCTCATACCCGCCATTTTTGTTCTGGTGAACGCACACGGTTGAGCGGATTGGCTGTTAACCAATTGAACGGGGTTCGATTCCCTGCTCCAGAGCCATTTAAAAAATGGGATAGTAGCTCCAACGGTAGAGCGCGAGTCTGAAGAATTCGGCGTTATTGGTTCAAATCCAATCTATCCCGCCAAAAAAACTTGACAAGTTATAAAAAGTATAGCAAGTTTTAAAAATTAATAAATATGTTACAATCGTCTAATGGTAGGACACTATGGCTTTCACCTATAGGATCGGAATTCGAATTTCCGTTGTAACGCCATAATTTGTAATAATAAATACAAAACAATGTATTAGTAACTCAATTAGGTAGAGTGTTTGCCTTCCAAGCAAAATGTTCCGAGTTCGATTCTCGGCTAATACACCATATATAAGCTTGCTTACCAGAACGGTTTATGGATCGCACTTAAAATGCGAGGTTTATGGGTTCGAATCCCATAGCAAGCACCAACAAAAAAACAAACTTTAAAGCTTGCTATTAGCGAAACAGACTATTTTTTGTGGATTAAATTAAACGAAGAAAAAGGCTTTGATTTAAAATAGAAAGCGGTGCGTGGGGGAATTGCTAGACCCGCCAGATTTAGGCTCTGGTTCCGTAAAAAGAGTGCGAGTTGGATTCTCGCCGCATCGACCAGAAAAAAAATATAAATAATTAATTTAATAAAAATTTCGGTTCCGAATCAAGGATATGCGTTCGGGTATGGGTAATTGCACTATTGAAAGAAGTAATCCAAGCTCACAACCCTTGGGTTTAGTAAACGGCGGTTTATATGGGTATATCTGGAGAGTTGGCAGAGTCTGGGTTATTGCGTTTGTCTTGAAAACAAAAGGGGTGTAAAAGCCTCCGTGGGTTCGAATCCTACACTCTCCGCCATTTTTATGCAAGATTAGCTTAAATAGGTTAAAAGTTCTCGCCTTCCAAGTGAGCGTTAGGGGTTCCTAATCCCTATCTTGCTCCATTTTGCGGATATGATGTAATTGGTAGCCATGATAGTTTCAAAAGCTATTGTCGAAAGGCGTAAGAGTTCAAATCTCTTTATCCGCACCAAAATTTGCAACTATGATCTAAAGGCATGATATGGGCTTGCCAAGTCTAGTATGAGAGTTCGATTCTCTCTAGTTGCACCAATATAAATGGATAGTTGGCTGAGTTAGGTTTAAGGCGTTTCTTTGCTAAAGAAATGGGGTTTAAAAGCCCCCGCGAGTTCGAATCCCGCACTATCCGCCAATCAATATTTATGGGCGATTAACTCAGTTGATTAGAGTGTTTCCTTTACACGGAAGAAGCCGTAGGTTTGAATCCTACATCGCCTACCATTATATAGCGGACACAAGTGTTTGTTAAAAGGACAAACTTTGAGAAAGACGAGATATCTTTCCCGTTATTTTTTTATAAGTGGCCAAAAAGGGTTTTTTTATTGACATTTGGCCGATTATAGCAATGGTTTTAATATAGTCCTATAGCTCAAATGGTTAGAGCATCCGACCGATAATCGGAAGATACAGATTCAAGTTCTGTTGGGACTACCATTTATGGCGGCTATAACTCAAAGGTAGAGTACAATCCTGTGACGATTGGAGTACGGGTTCAATCCCCGTTAGTCGCCCCATTTTAAAAAAACAAATTTTTCAAAAAAAGCATTGACTTTGCAAAAAAAAACGTCATAGTCATTATCATAATCTTCAAAAGAGGATTTTGTTCTTTAACAGTTTTAAACGGGTCGCGTGAGATCCACCATTGAAGCAACAAACAAAGTTGTGGAGGAAAATGGCGGTATGAGAGTATCGGAAAGATAAAGCCTACACTTTATCGCCTTGGAAGTCATAAACCAAAGGTTATTTACGCAAGCCAAGATTGTGAAGCTGAAAAGCTAAACTTTTATGGAAATAGAAGTAGTTATTTATTTATCCTAAGACTCAGGCCAACGGTGAGAGTCGCGAAACCGCAAATTTCTAAGGGATGCAAAATAAGTAGATAGCATCAATTAACGGTAATCAAGTTCTGTAAACTTTGCAGGTAAATGGTTCTTGGTAATACAAATGGAAAGAAATTTTCGTGAAGTATGGTCTAAACTTCGGCAAGAAGAGGATAATGGGCGGTATCGTATAGTTTTCTCCAAAAGGGAAGAAAGCGATTGGACGAGTACCATTCAGTAGGGAAAAAATAATATAGCTAAATGGTATAGCAATTCCATCTAAAGGAATAGTATATTGGTTCAATCCCAATTATTATGTAAAAATCTCGTCCAATCTAAGATGAAAGCGGCTTAATGCCACACTCGAAAGGGAATTTGGTGCTAAGTATTCTCACAAGGAATCTTAGTTTTATCGTGGAGTAAAATTCGTTAGGGTTTAGCGGCTTTAACGGAGAATAAAAACGGTAGAATAGTCTTAGATATGCTTGAAACGCCACAAGTTTAAAAAGGCAGTCGTGTAAGGATACGGGCTAAAATCCGTGGATAAGAAAGGAAACAATAATCTTTTTAAAGATCTTACTTATAAAGCTTTAATCTCAAGCTAGTTTTTAAGTCTCGTTGGCAGAATGTTTATGCGCAAGGTTGCAACCCTTGATACACGGTTAGATTCCGTTACGGGACTCCAATAAATTTTAACCTAAAAAATAATATGAAAAAAATAAAACTGAGATAGAAAAAATAACACCGGTACTCTTGCTGGGACGCGCAGTTAGTCCCGAACAAACTGAAAAATTATGAAAGCACAATACGACACCGAAGAAATCAAAATCACGCCACGATTCAAAGCCGCGCTCATCGAACTGATGAAGGCGGAATGCGAGATGATGACTCTCAATGAACCTGATAATGCCGACCGCTGGACTTGGGGAATCTGCGAAGTGGACGACCTATCCAGATCGAGCGGCCTTCAATTCACTTTCGGCGGCGATGAAGACAAAGCCGCAGGAGCGCGATTCAAAGTAATCCCCGCTAACGCTAAAGGCCAACGACCCCACGACGACTGGCTAGAGAGAAAGGTGGGGAGTCAGCTTGAAAAGCTAGCCTTCTATTCAAGGGTTGACAACTGAAAGAGTATGACGTTTGGAACAAATTCTAGCTCTATTGATGGAACTTCAAAATCATTGTCTACTTATATCACAAGCGCAAGATCTGGTTATAATGCGAGTTATAGTGCAGAAGATAGAAAAGAGTCTAATAAGTCTGAGTAGTTACTAGTCGATTAGCCCCTTTCATAATTAAAGTATTTTTATGATGGGGGCTTTTTTAATGAAGATGTAGTATACATTGAATAATGAAAATGATAAAAAAAGAATTTCCAGTAATCGTCGAACAAACTGAGGGAGGATTTGAAAGTCGCCTTTTTAGAAGAGAAAAATTAGAAAAAAAATGGGATAAACTTCAAAAAGAGAAACCAATTTATCATGAATGGCATTGTACAAAATGTAACAATGGAACTTTTTATAAAACGGAGCGTAAAACCCATTCATCGCTTTTGCGTGGATGGGATGTAAGCGACAAATGTAGTTAAATTACCATTGACTTAAAATATATTTACAAAATACTTGACAATTCGTATAAAAATGTGTATCTTTACAAAATACTAGACTATTTAATAATAGAGTGAAAACAATATTTCGGACATATCAATTTGAATATCGTCAGGAATAGATGATTTGGTATGATTTTTGTATAACAGTATATGTAATCTAATACACGGAATATGGAGAATAAAGTATGTTATAAGTGCAGAAAGAAACTGTTGTTAAACAACGATAACTTTGCACATAGTAAAAAATCCGCAGACGGTTTTGACGGTAGATGTAAATCTTGTGTAAATTTAATAAGTAAAGATTATAGAGAAAAAAGAGGTGATAAATACAGAGTTAATAATATAACAAGAGCTAAAGAATTAACATTAAATAGGTTAAAAAATGGACTTTGTAGAAATTGCAATACAAAAAGATTAAAAAATAGCAATGGGTTATGTGAGAGGCATTGGTTTGGATATGCATCTAAACACCATTTAGGTACAATGAAAAGAAGTGGAGAATTAAAAGAACTTCTTGAAAAACAAGAATATAAATGTGCTTACACTGGATTGATATTAACAATAGGTTTGAATGCGAGTATTGACCATAAAATACCACTATCTGTAGATGCAGAACAACATAATAGAATAGAGAATCTTCAATGGGTTCACATAGACATAAACCTAATGAAGAAAAATCATTTAGAAGAAGATTTTCTGAAATATATAAAATTAATCTATGAAAATAGATTGAGTAGGTAGGAACTATCTACTATACAAAGGTGGAGAGGAAATTAGACGTTAGTAATAACGCACACTCTATGAAACCCGAAGCCCATCCCATCGCCTCTGGCGTGGGTGGGTAGTTCACATCTAGAGATTCAGATCTAATGATATTTTTCTTTAATCTAATAAACAACAAAGATATTAAAATAATAAAAAAATACAAAGAAAAAGATTTAGTAAAAGCTTATAAAGAATCAACAAGTTTTGCAAATTTTAATCGTAAAATAGAAGAAATTTCAAAAAGTTTCTTTCTTTTTGAGGAACTTTAATTTTCTTAGCATTGACAAACCAAAAAAAATCCACATCATTACTAAACAATGAAAATAGTTAAACCAGAGGACCGAGTGTGTTTATTGCTTGATTTTGCTTATTTACCAATAAGCGCGATCACCGCTAGAGCTTGCTTTCATCATTTTTTAAGAAATAGAATAAGGGGCTTGGATAAAAATTTATTACCTTTTGAATTTGAATCTTGGAATGAGGGAAACGGCGTTGATTTTCATAAAGATCAGCCATGTATCAGAAGCGCGAAAGATGTTTGGATGTTACCAACAGTTGCGGCTGTTACTGATAGGTTTTTTCGCAAGCCAAGAAAGAAGGAATATAATTTTCATGAATTATGCATTTATTACAAAAATACTTGCCAGCTTTGTTGGGGAAAGTTTCCTAGAAGCAAATTGACTATTGAACACGTTGATCCAAAATCAAATCATGGTACAAATATTTCTAACAATTTAACTTTGACTTGCAAAAGATGTAACTCAAGGAAAGGTTCTACTACGCCTTATTATGATAAAGATGGTAGAGTTTTGAGTGGAACAAAAATTCCTGCAAATTTTCTTTTTATTGAAGAAAAAAATATTAGAGAAGAATGGAGAGGTTTTACTTTTAACAAATGAACAAATTAAAAAATACAAAAACAGTAGTCATTGGGCCAATGGAGTCTGATAATGAAAGGGGCAAACAATTAAGACAAGAGATAAAAAAAGAATTATCAAAAATGAATATTGTTGTATGGGACCATTATAATAGACCATACGAAGGATTTATTGAAGAAAGTAGCGAAACACATGATCTACTAAAACAATACCGTGAAAATGAGCAGTATGAAAAAATTGCAGATTATAAAGATATTCGCCGACAGGATTTAGCATTAATTGATCGCTGTGATTTTGTTCTTTGCGTATTCGAGAAAAAAACTTTTACCATTGGTACAATAGAAGAATTATCTTGGGCTAACAGATGCCAAAAACCTATATTCTTTGTTTGGGGAGAAGGAAAGAAGGAATGCCCTTTTTGGATTTTTTGGATGCTTCAACATAATTATATTTACTCTTCTGTGGTAGATGCTATTGAGGTAATTAGAAAAATCGACAGCGGCGAAAAAGAAATCGACTCAAAAAAATGGAGACTTTTTAAAGAAGAATATCGTTAATTCTCTCTTGACTCCTTCAAAAAAAACAGCAATATACAAACCATGTCAGCAAATAAACAAAAAAAATTAAAGATCTTCTTGTCGTCACTAGGCAGAAAAGATCTATCTAAAAAAATACCAGTTTTTATGGAAGATTGGCAGTATACGCAATTTATTAATTCTAACTGTAAGCTTTCTTTTTCAGAAAAGGACAAGATGTTAAAAATAATCAACAAGGAATAAATTTATATGGAATAAAAGGAGACTTTATTGCCTTAGATGTTATCGTCTAGCTCGGCTTATTAAAGTTTTACGATGTATTTTGTTATAATAACTATATTAAATATATAATTATTCTACACTATTAATCGCTCCGCCTAATTATATATTTAATATAGTTATTATAGCATATAAAAATTCTTAATTCGCTATTCGCGAATAGCGAATGAAAATAATAAAAATACCAAAAAAAACAAAGGGAGAATATAGAACGATATATTCATTGTCTGGTTCTGAATCTTACAAATACCAAGAATATCTCTCAGAACTAGAAGAATGTTTTTTCGCGCAAGAAAAGATTATTTTAGGGGCAACAAAGAACATTATAGTTCACGGCTTTATCCCAAAAAGATCAATTATAACAAATTCTATTTGCCACAAAGGATATGATTACACTGTTAATTTTGATTTGACAGATTTTTTTGATTCGGTAAAACCAAATATGGTTAAACAATTAATAAGCGACGATTTAATAAATAAATGTTTTATAGACTTAGCGCCGAGGCAGGGATTGCCGACAAGCCCACTTGTGGCAAATATAGCAGCCTTGAAATTAGATCGGGCTATTTTGCGGTTTATTAAAAAACATAAATTAGATATTGTTTATACAAGATACGCAGATGATTTATCTTTTTCATACAAAGAAAGTGAAAATGAAAAATTCTTAGTAGATCATTCTGAAAAAACAATTTTTGAATTTTTAAAAAATAATATTCCAAATATAATTTCTAAAGTGGGCTTTAAATCCAATAAAAAGAAAATACACTTCCAAAGCTCAAAATACGGAAGGCGAAATATCACTGGCATAAAAGTTGATTCAGAAATTCATGTTGGAAGAAAAACAAAAAGAAAAATACGAGCAGCAAGATTTCAAAAAAATGAAGATTCTTTAAATGGGCTACTAGAATTTTCAAAATTAAAAATCCCGACAAGCTCAAAGAAAATAATACAACAAAAAAAACAGATAGACATTCTAAAACAATATTTATCCAGAAAAAAGAATAATATAAAATATATTCTAAAAACTTATGAATTAGAAGACTTTGAATTAGATCAAAAGTTTTATAAATTTAATGATAAAAAGTATATCATAACGAATGATGTTTTATACAAGATAAATATGTCGAATCTTGGCGATGGTTGGACGAGCTGTTATTCAAGTAGTGGTTGCAATTCTAATGCGCCGATATTTCTTTCTTTTATTAAAGGAGTTTATATATGCGGCGAAGTATCAGAAAAAACAAGAAGGTTCGGCAGATTAAATAGACACATATTAAAAAATAGAGCTATTGTGTATTTGTTGGACAACGGAGAATATATTTTTAACTCTAGATTTTATGGCAATAACACAAGCGATTTACAGGAATTCTTAATTTCTAAAAATATAAAATCCTCTAAATCATCGTCGGGAATCGGAGTTGTTGGGTATGCGCCAATGATTGAAAAAAAATCATCAATGTATGGCGGAATAAAAAAGAAAAAAATAAAAGTATCAATTTGCGGAAAAGAAAACTATTATTACAAACTATATACTTAAAATGAAATATATTATACTAACATTATTATTTGCGGTCATAGGTTGTTCAACAAATCAAAACAAAATTGATGTAATTGAGGCAAGGTCGCATAATGGAGAATAGGGCGGCAAATTTTTGATTACAAACAATCAACATGGGATAATCATAAAGAAAAGATTGTTTTTTATGGGAATTTATTGAAGTTCACGCAGAATCCTCATCTAAGAAAAATTCTCATAAATTCGGGGGATGAATTTGTAGAGGCATCGCCGATTGATAAAATTTGGGGGATAGGGATTGGATTGGATTATATTTCTGAAATTCACTGTGATTCCAAAAATTGGGATGGGCAAAATCTTTTGGGAAAAGCATTGACAAAGGTTAAAAAATCGATAGCGTATTAGAAATGAGAGCGAGTAAAGAAAAAATGCAAAATTGGGCAGATAAATTACGCCACAAAGAATGCAATAATAAAAACACAGATGAATTACAGGAATTGATTTTTCAAAAAAGTGGCAAAAACTGGAACGATCTAGCAACCCATATTAAACGCGGATCGGCAATTTACAAAGATGAATTGGACAAGGAAATACCAATTTTCTCAAAAAACTGGGAATGGTTCGACGACAAAATAATAAAACAAGAAAATGTATAACATAAAATTAAAACTGATCTGCGGAGAGTATCCCTTTATTATAGAAAAACCATTGATGTTTATTTTTTGGTGTTGGGAACTTATTTTTCCAACACATTTTACAAATTGGGCATGGAAGATTAGATTCTTTTTTAATCCGCGCCAAAAATGGATCAAAAAACATATTTCTTACAACGAATGGTGCGATAAGCCAGAATTAATAACAGATTTTCTTTTTGGGTGTGTGGTTCATTTTATTGAGGAAGAAAAAACTTTTGAAATGACGGTTATGGATGAACCCCCTTGGAAAGAATTCGGTGATTTTATAAAAGAATGTTACAATTATATCAAAGTTGATAGACCCGCTCTAGAGGAGAAAATAGAAAATTCTTTTAGTGTCAATTACGGAGAATGGAAGGAATTTCAAAAAGAGCTAGAGGAAAAAGACATGAAATATTTAACAAAAATCGTTAAATATAAAGAACAAATGTGGACCTAATATGTCAATAGTAGAAACAACAGTATTTGTTACGCCCGAAAGAATAGAAAAAAAGAATAGCAAGCGTTCTTTAATTTCTTTGACAGAAGACTCTAAAGATCTAATAAAAGACCTTTTTTCTAAATACAAAATAAAAGAAGAGGACAAAAAATTTCTAGATAACTTTTTAAATTCAGAATCAAAATATAAATATCAAATGGCGGGAGAGCTTTATAGTATTTACTCGCCACTTTTTAACATAAGTCAAACAGATATAGATAAAAAAGACATTCCTAGAATAAGCGAAATTCTTTGTAGAATGTGTCGGGGATATTAATATGAGTAAAGAAAATAATGGTTTAAGATTCGTTTCGGTAGATTCTATAACTGGAGAAAGAAAAGATGGTTATATTGATAAAAATGGCGAAATGAAATTCAAAAAACAACCTTGGTACAAGAGAATTTTTCACAAACCGCCGTCAAAGATAGAGGAAATCGGAACAACACAATTTTCGCATTCATATATATGGAGTAACAAAGAGAGGTACGTAGTGTATCCTGTTTATAGGAAATTCAATTCGTATACCAATGAAACTTATTCAATATATTCAAATATAGAAGATCATGGGGCATTTTATTTTAATGTAGAACTTTTTGAAAAAACAGGAAAATTGGTTAGAAGATGAAGCCACTTTGGATAATAGAAGATTTTACTAACGATAATAATTATAAAGAACTTATCGCGGAAGTAAAAAATCAAAATTTAGAATGTGTTGTTTTAAATAGCTGGTGCGCTTATGAATTAAAATATAAACCAGAAAACAGATGCATTATTTTCAACGGAAGCATACAACTTGGGTTAAAACTAAAAGAAGAATTAAAAACATGCTGGCCCATAGTTTGGCTAACAGAAGAAAATTATTTATGTTCAAAATATTATCCAAGATTTGGAGATTTATTGTTTAATGATAAATATATAATTCTTCCCGCATCAGAGCTTATGCGCCAAAAATGGGATGTTTATTCTAAATATGGAAAAGAAGCTTGTATTTTTGTTCGACCAGATAATGGATTAAAATCTTTCGCGGGTCAGGTAATTGATTTAAAAGACTTCGATAGCGTTTTTGAACAGAATCTACAGTATGGAATGAAAAGTGACGAATTAGTTATTATTTCTACTCCCAAAAATATTATTGGAGAATGGAGATTTATTTGCTCCGAAGAAAAGATTATTGCTGTTAGCTCTTATAAATTTCACGGATTGGATACTAAAATTCCTTCCGCACCAATAAAAGCAACAAATTTAGTTGACAAGATCTTAAAGCGTGGTAATATGCCAGATAAAGTATTCTCAGTGGATATTTGCCAAGGTCAAGACGAAGAGTTTTATTTGTTAGAATTTAACGCTTTTTCTACTTGTGGTACATATGCATGTAATAAAAAAGCAATTATAGAAGAGGTAACAAAAATAGCATGTCTTTAGAAAAAGCAGAGTTCAAAAAGAAAAAACAACTTCCCGCCGAAGAAAAGAAATTCGGCAAAAAGTTAAAAAAATCCAAGAAAAAACCTTGGATTATTATTTCTGAGTGGAAAGATGACGCGATTATTACTTTTAAAAGCGTAATTTTCAAAAATGGTAAATTTACAGAGGAAATAGTAAAAACAAAAACTGGCAAAGAACTAAACAACAGAAAAGAAGATTCCATATATCTTTACGATTTTATTAACGGCTCAAAATACCAAAGTGAAAAAGCCGCACTAGATTCTTTCGATAACTATAAATCAAAAAAAGAGTTAAAGAAACAAAAAAACTACTATCTTATAAACGCAGAAACAAAAAAACAGAAAAAATTAAAACAATAAGTTGAAAAATAATTTTTCTTGACAGGTAATGATTTTTTTGTTCTTGACTTCTGCGAAAAAATCAGCATTCTATCCAATAATGAAAACAATCGTAGCAACAATCGGATGTTCGTGTTCTGGCAAAAGTACTTGGGCGTCCAACGAAAATAATAATATCAGTGGATTCACCGATTATATTTCTAGTGATTCGATCAGGAAGGAACTTTTTGGCGACGAAAATAACCAGTCAAACGGGAAACTTGTTTTCGATACCCTTTATTCTCGCGTGGTCAAGTCTTTGCAATTAGATAAAACTCCAATTGTAGATGCGACACATTACAATCCAAAAAACAGAATTGGTTTAGAAAGTGTTGCAAAACAAAATGATGCTTTGATTGAATGGCACTATTTTCCCGTTTCCTTGAATGAGGCTTGCGAAAGAAATTCAAACAGGGAAAGGAAAGCCCCAGAAGATATTATTAAAAGACAATGGTTGGGCTTGACTTTGCCAGAAGGTAATAAAGTAGTTTGGCATGGAGAAACAAATAAGGTTTCTTTGGGTTCATATGAAAAGTTTATTATCTGTGATTTGGATGGTACTATTGCAAACAGAGTTACAGATAGAAGTCCTTACGATGGAGACAGGGTTTTTGAAGACGAAGCAAACCAAGCCTTATTAGTTGTGTTGGGCAAAATGGATTCGCCGCAATATAAAATTATCTTTTTCTCAGCAAGAGAAGATGTTGGTATTTGCCGCGATGAAACAATCAGATTTTTAGAGGTAAAATGCGGGATCGAAAACCCTCACTTGATACTCAGAGATACAAAGGATCATAGAAAAGATTCTCTTGTTAAATATGAGATGTTTATGAAAAATATTACAGACAAAGAAAACGTATTGTTGTGGTTCGATGACAGGGACCAAGTTGTTGAAATGGTTCGCAATAGATTGGGGGTACCATGTTTTCAAGTAAACTTTGGGAACTTTTAATATGGAACAGAAATTATTTATTTGTTCTTGTTTTTCCCCAGAGCATCAAGTGATTTTTACTTGGGATGGAGAAGATTTTTATCTTACCTTTCATTTGTTAGAAAAAAGATTTTTAAAAAGGGTTTTTCTTGGAGTCAAGTATATTTTTGGTTATAAATCTAAATACGGAAATTTTGACGAAATAATCTTCAAAGAATCTGACAAGCAGGAAATAATTGATTTAATAAAAAAATCCCAAAAATCTTCTTGACTTTGGGGTGCAAATATTTGTACCAGAAGGGATGCCGTCAAATGAAAAATTTAAAAATACGATAAGTTTTTTTGCAAATATGGAGGGGGTGGATGAATAAAAAAATTCTATCAATTAGTGATGCCGCATCTATTCTAGGAGTTTCTGATGAAACGCGAAGCAGGAATTTAACAAAAAATCGAGAGTTTATATCTTAAAAAGATGGCTTTAGATTTTTGTAGGTTTAAAAGAACGGCAACCAGATATGAACGGCAAAGGCGATAAAAACAGAGTAACTAATTTTTCTAAATTCAGAGACAACTACGACAATATTTTCAAAAAAAATAAGAAACCCCGCAAAAAACCCTTGACTAAACCGAAAAAAAATTCATAATAAAAACCATGAAAGATAGCAAAAATAAAAAACTTATCAAGTTTCTAAACGTTCGAGAGAATAAAGACGGAAGCGTTAATGCTGAAGTAGAAACTACTGACGAATTTGACCAAATGGTTGCAGAAAAATTGGGCAAAGAAAAAAAAGATTTGACAGATCAGGAGGTTTCTGATTTTATTACTGGATTACTAGAAGAACACATTAAAAACGAAGAAAAAAACAAAGAAAAAAACAAAGAAAAAAACAAAGAAAAAAACGAAGAGGAATAAAATGCCAAAAGAAAAACAAAATCTTTACATTCAATACCAAGAAATAAAACTAAGCGATATAATTACAAATTTCGGGGATGAATTTTCCGCCAAAGAAAAGAACGTTGAAGTTTATAAATATGATTACTTTGTAGACAAAGAAAAAGATATAGTAATTTTTAAAATTTATACATCAAAAACTAATAACTAATCACTAATAAAAATATGAAAATCACACTATTAACAATTGATCCGCAAAATGATTTCTGCGATCCAAACGGTTCGCTTTATGTCAATGGGGCGGAAAAAGATATGGATAGATTGGCTTCGATGCTAATCAAGCATAAAGAAAAAATTGATGATGTTCGAGTAACATTGGATAGTCATCAAGTGGTTCATGTTGCTCACCCTATTTTTTGGGTTGATAGTAATGGGAACCATCCTTCGCCATTTACCCCAATCAGTCTAGAAGATGTTAAAAACGGTAAATATAAGACTTATAATCCCTCTTTTCAATCAAGGGCAGAATCCTATGTTAGAAAGCTAGAAGAAAACGGCAGGTATAGTTTGTTTATTTGGCCAGAACATTGTTTGATCGGCACAAAAGGTTATGCTGTTTTTCCTTCTTTTTCTGATGCGTTGATTGAATGGCAAAAAGAATTTGCTTTGGTAGATTGGGTAACGAAGGGTTCAAATCCATTTACAGAACATTATTCCGCTATTCAAGCTGATGTTCTTGACCCAGAAGACCCAAGCACAGATATTAATACATCTTTTATTCAAAGGTTACAAGAAGCAGACAGAATCCTTGTGTCGGGTCAAGCAAGCTCCCACTGTGTTAAAACAACAATAGAAGATTGTGTTGATCAATTCGGAGAAGAACAAGCCAAAAAATTAGTCCTTCTCGAAGATTGTATGAGTCCAGTAACTGGTTTTGAGTCTTTTCATGATGATTTTATGAATTGGGCAAAAAGCAAGGGAATCCAAATTACAACTTCCGACAAATTCTTTTCATGAAAAACAAAGAAGTATATATTGTAGTAGCTATTATTTTATTTGTTGTGGCAGCTTTTATTAGCTATCCATATATAACAAAGGAAACTCTAAATATAGTAGTTACAGATAAAGAAAGAATTGTTAAAAGCGGTGATTCAAAATATTTAATCTACACGAAAGAAGAAACGTTTGAGAATACCGATTCTATTATGTATTTTAAATTCGATAGTTCAGATATTTACGGAAATATTCAAAAAAATGAAGAATACGAAGCATCCGTATACGGCTTTAGACTCCCTATCTTTTCAAAATACAGAAATATTATCTCAGTAGAAGAAAAATAAAATGAAAAAATATAAATATAGAGCAATTCGAGGCAGAACAGGCAGAAGCGGATAAAAAGAACAGAGAGTTTCTTGAAAAATTTCCAGAAGAAAAAGAAAAGGAAGACATTATTCAAGAATGTATGAAGACTCTATCAGAGAATAATGTCCCGACAACGATGTTTTGTTTTAAAAAGTGTTATGACACAGAAAAAAATCCGAACGCTTTTAAACAATTTAATAATTTAATTAAGTTTATAGATATACCAAATAGCGGTATTATAAAAATAGATTCAGAATCTGATAAAAAAATGCAAGAACTCAATTCATTTTCATCAACGGAGTTACCGCAAAAAGCTTGGCTAAATTAGCAGATTTCGTTTCTAGGTCTATTTCTAGTTCGAGCCAAAGCCTTGGAACTGGTGGTCCTAGCACAAATCTTAGTATTTAAATAATAGAAAAATGATAAGACAAACTACTCCTTTTGGCGATAATAATGAAGTTGTTTCTTTTTGGGATGAAAAAGATATTATTATTTTCCCGATCTCAGAAGTAAAAAAAATCAAGATACATTTCGACTAATATTATGTATTACAAAATCATATTCGACGGAGGAATTCAAGATTTGATACTCCCAAAAAACTCGACAATTAAAGAGCTTTTCGATTTAATAGGGAAAGAATCAATTGTCGAAATACAAGAAGTTTCTATGTCTAAAGAAGAATATGAAAAAATTCCCGAGTGGAATCCGTAAATATAATAAATACATAAAAAAATGTCAAAAAAACTAGCAGTAATAGTCGGTAGATTTCAGTCCCCATTTTTAACAGAAGGGCACGAAAATTTATTTAGAGAAGTTATTTTAAAAAATAAGGTCGATGGCATAGCAGTTTTTATTGGCTCATCGAAATTAGATGGCAAAACCAATAGAAATCCTTTATCATTTAATTACAGAAAATGCATCATAAAAAGGTGTTTGCTATACATAAAAAGCATACTGTTATTAAAGAAAAGTCCAAAACTACATTTTCTAGAAATTAAAGATGTATACAATTTAGATATTTGGTCTAAAAATTTAGATTCCCAAATCAAGAAAATAAAAGGCTACGACAAAATTACCCTTTATGGAAGCAGAGATTCCTTTCCTTATAACGGTTCTTTCGAGAAAAAAGACATTCAAGCAGAGGAAAACATTTCCGCAACAGAGGTCAGAGAATCAATAAACAAAGAGATTCTTAATGAGGATTTCCAAAAAGGAATAGTTTATTGTTTAAATAATCAATTTCCAACGGTTATTCCAACGGTTGATATTGTAATAACTAATTTGGAGCAAACAAAGGTTCTTTTGGCACAAAAAACAAATCAAACTTCTTGGCGCATCGTTGGCGGTTTTGCCGATCCAAATAGCGAAGATTATGAAGAAGACGCGATAAGGGAATTATTCGAGGAAACAAATATTACAGTAAAAGAAGAAGACCTTCGTTATCTAGGAAATATAAACATTGATGATCCAAGATACAATAAAACAAAAAACAAGATTAGAACTTCCGTTTTTCAAGTTTCCATAAAAGAAGGCACTAAGTTTAAAGCCCAAGACGACATACAAAAATTAAAGTGGTTTAAAACAAAAAAATTGCCAGAAATAGAGAAATTGCATAATCCGATTATTGAAAGGCTTTTGTGGAATGGGATAATATAATGAAAATAGGCGACAAAGTAATTGCAAAAATAAAAAGAGAAAAGTTTGCAGAACAAAAAAGATATTTTATCTGAGTAAAAATGAATATAGATTCGCATTATATTATCGGTGATAAACATAAAATTTGTCAAGATTATGCGCTTCATGGAGAAACAGAACATTTTGTTTATGGTTTTCTTTGTGACGGTTGTAGTGGAGCTAAAAATACAGATTTCGGCGCAAGATTGGTTGCTCATGCCGCAAAAAATAATTTAGATAGTTTAGAAAAAATCTTTGAAACGAAAAACTTCTGGGATATGTTTTTGATAAACATTTTTACTAGATTAGAGAATAGTCAATTTATTGTTTCAGAATTAGAAGAAAACCTTTCTTCTACTCTTTTATGTGTCTTGCACCACAAGAAAAAAAATATCACACAATATGGCATATTTGGAGACGGAAATATTGTTGTTAAATACAAAAGTGGTCATATAGAAAGAACAACAATCGAGTTTGAAAATTCTGCTCCTTTTTATCCGTTTTATTCTTTTTTTAAAAATAATAGGGGTGAATTTTTAAGTGGGGAATATAAAAGAAAGCAAGAAAGTTTTTTTAGTAACCTTAAATGCGAAAGCGTTCCAGAACAAGATTTAAATTTCTCGGACAAAAACCAAACGCATTTTTATTCAGGTTGCCTTGATTACGAATGGATAGCTCTAACGAGTGACGGGATAGAATCCTTTTCAGATGAAAAATCTATAATTTCCATACAAAAAATGCTTGACTTTAAGAACTTTTCTGGCAAATTCGTTGAAAGAAGATTAGAAAAATTCGAAAAAACTCAAAAAAAAGAAAACCTGAGCCATTTCGATGATTTGAGTCTTGTGGTATTCAATAACAAACAATAAACTAAAACATAAGAATATGAAACAACTAATTCCAGCATTTGCGGGTATACCTACAATTTATTGGTCAAGTCCCGGTCAAGGAAAATCATCGGCGATAGAAAGCATAGCTAGAAAACTCGGCTATCATTGTGAAACATTGGTTCTAAGCCAAAGAGACCCATCAGATGTCGGTGGCATTCCTTTTATTAAAAACGGAAGAACAGTTTTTGCTCCGCCAGATTGGTTGGAAAGGCTAGAGAAAGCAGAGAAAAGTATTTTGTTTTTTGATGAATTGACGACTGCAAGGCCAAGCGTTCAAGCTCCAGCTTTGACATTAATTCAAAGTCGCAAAATTCACTCTTTTTCTCTTCCAGATTCTACTATTATTATAGCGGCGTCAAATCCACCAGAAGAAGCGGCAGATGGAAGCGATTTGGAACCGCCTATGGCGAATAGGTTTTGTCACTTGGATTGGAAAATGGATCTAAATACGTGGACAAATAAACTACTTTCTAATTTTGAATCAGAGGATTATTTTGATTTGCCGAAAAATTGGAAAGACGGGATTCAAGACGCAAGAAATTATGTGGCGTCTTTCTTGAATTTAAATTCTGATCTAGCAAACAAAATGCCAGAAGACAGAGATAATCAAGGGGAGGCTTGGCCTTCGTATCGCTCTTGGACAAACGTGGCGACTGTTATTGCGGCTTCAGAATCTTTAAATGAAGATCCCTTCCCTTTTATTGCTGGTTGCGTTGGAGAATCAGCAGCAATTGAATTTGTAAATTGGAAAAAAACATTGGATTTGCCAGATCCAGAAGAAATTCTAAGAAAGCCAAGAAGCTGGAAAATTTCAAAAAGAGATGATATTTCTATGTTAACTATTAATAGCGTGATTAATAGAATTAGAGATAATAATAGTGAGGAAAGATGGAACAAAGGATGGGAAGTATTAGAACATCTTTGCCAAAATAAGAAGTCTGATATCGCCGTTATGTCTTCTAAAAATCTAAAAAATATCAATAAAAACTATGGTATTCCCAAGATTTTTGAAAAAAGTCTTATAAGAAAATTCGTTGAAGTAAGAAAGTCCCTAGAGGGTTCTTAAAATGGATAAAAGTGAAAAAATAAGAATGGCCCGATATTATGCGGCCCATAAGTTCCCCTATTACTCTACTGGATTGTTTTCTATGAAAATGATCAAAGTTGACGGCTTGGAAACAATGGGTGTAGATAAATTCTGGAGATGTTATTATTCCGAAGAAACAATTGAAAAATGGGGGGAAAAAGTAACTGCCACAGTTTTAATTCATGAGCTATCCCACTTACTAAGAAAACACCACGAAAGAATTTCAAATAGAGAAGCTATGGCTTGGAATCATGCCACAGATAGAGAAATAAACGATGACATAAAAGACCTCCCTTTTCCTTTCGATTTTTGTCTTCCCCACCAAATTTCGATGGAGGATGGATTAACCGCTGAAGAGTATTATAGAGAAGAAAAAAAGAAAGGAAAGAGCGAGAAAGAAAGCGGGGAATCAACTTTTGGAGGATCTTGTTCGGATGGTATAAAAAGGGAATGGGAATATAATGAGGCAAAAGACGGAGGAACACCAGAGGAATATGAAGGGATAGATGGGTATATGGCTGATTGTATTATAAAAGAAACCGCAAAAGCCATAAAGTCTCATTCTAAAGAAAAGGGGAATGTTCCAATTGGAATGAAAATATGGGCAGATTTTCAATTGGCCCCGCCAAAAGTCGATTATAGAAAAGAATTAAAAAGTAGAATAGCAAGCATAATCAAAAGAGGCTATGATGATGTCACTTATTCAAAAATTAATCATAGAAGAAATTGCGGCGATTTAATTTTTCCTTCTCCATATTCTAGGCAACCATCTATCGCAGTAATTCTAGACACTTCTGGGTCAATGAATTCAGAAGGAAACAAAGTTTTGTCGGAGGTCAATGCTATATTAAAAAGATTCGATGATGTAAAAATAATTTCCGCCGATTGTGAAATACACAACATACAGCAAGTTAAAAGCATCGAAAGTATTTGTGCTTTAGGTGGCGGCGGAACTTCGATGAGAAAAGCGATTGAGGATGTTGACAAATTAAAGCCGAATGTTATATTAACAATTACAGATGGTTATACAGATTGGAATGTGAAAAGAACCCGCGCAAAACAAATTACTTTGTTGACAGAGAATGTCGGTCCAGCCCCATTTGGAAGGAATATTTATATATGATAAAAGATTTGTATGTTGAAGCAGAAAAAGCAATTAGTGATGGATTTATTAATCTTTTTGCTAAAAAATATGATAAGAATGAAGATTTCGCCAAAATAATAGCCAGCCAAGTCCCGAAGAATAAACCGTCTCAAAATTATGGAAATAGTGGTTTTTACAGCTACCGACTTATGTCTGGATTTTATTATCCCAAAAAACTTATAGAATCCACAATAGAATCGCAAGAAAAAATATTAATAAAAAATATGAGCACAATAAAAGAAGATAGCAATCAAGAATTCGAGATTGAATTTTCAAGTTTAGAAGACCTGAAAGAAAAGTTAAAACTAAGAGATTTATACGATGAACTCTAAATTAAAACCATTACAGCCACAGAAAAAACTAACATTAAAAATCTCTGGTTTAACAGCTAAAGAAATTTTGGAAAACGAAAGTGTCATGGCAGATATAAAAAAATTCATTGATGGGGAAAAAGAAGTCGGCGATAAAAAAAATTTATATACTAAATTTGGATATTAAAAGTGAAAATAATAGAAAACAATAGAGAGATATTTTTATCAAAAAATAATTATCTTTCTCAAGGCGGAGAAGCTTCTATTTATACGAAAGATGGATTTGCTTATAAGATTTACCATGAAAAAAATAAATGTATCTCTTCTGGAAAAATCGGCGAACTTGCCAAGTTAAATAGAAAAGAAATTCTATGCCCGAAATTTCCCATCCAAAATACAAAGGGCGAAAATATAGGTTTTTCGATGCCCTATATAAAAAACAACGAATATTTAGTAAAACTTTTTAACAAAGGATACAGAAATAAAAACAACGTATCGCCAGAAAATATTAAAGCATTGGTAGATGGCTTTAGAGAAGTATTAGAGTTTGTACATAAAAATGAAACTTTGGTGGTAGATTACAATCCATTTAATTTTCTTGTAAGCAGAGATTATAAAACACCTTATCATATAGACGTAGATAGCTATCAAACAAAGAACTACCCAGCAACTGCAATCATGGATAGTATCCGCGACCCGCTTGTTAAAAATAAAAAATTTACAGAAGAAAGCGATTGGTTTTCTTGGGGAATAGTTATGTTTGAATTGTATATGGGTTCGCATCCATACAAAGGCAGACACCCAGACTACGGAATAAAAGATTGGTTGAAAAGATTGGAGGATGGAATTTCTGTTTTTAATAATAAAAGCAAATTGCCGCCAGCCTCACAAGATTGGGATGTCATTCCGAAAAGTCATTTAAAATGGTTTCAAAAGGTTTTCGAGCATGGGGAAAGAATAAAGCCGCCAAAGTCAGACGACGAAGAAATCAAAATTGGAAAAGTAACGCCAAAAATAATTTCTAGTAATGGAAGTTTTTCTTTAGAATTAATAAAAGATTTTGATTCTATAATCGCATCTGTAAAATATGATTTCGGGATTCAATATGTATTAACGAAAAATAGTTTTTATAAAAATGGCAACAAGTTCAATCTATCATTAAACGCAAATTCTAATATAAAAAGGGACTTCTTATTTTTAAATAATGAACCATATATTGTAGAATTAGATAAAGCTAAGTCAACAATAGAAGTTTTTAATATCACAAAACAAGATAAATGCAGTATAGCGGCGAAAAATTTCTTTGTTTATGAAAATAATATTTATATTGAAAAAGCAGACAGCCTTTATGAAGTTAAAATAAGCAAAATGAAAAAGTTGCTGGCTTCAAATAAACCAGTGGCAAATCTTTTTTGGAACTATGAATTATTTGATGGCTGTGTTGTCGAATATTGGCCTTTTGACGATGGAAATAAGATTTTTAATAAGGTTAATATTATTACGCCGAAAAACAATACAGCGAAAAAGACCTATTTAAAAGAGTTGAATGGATTAAAAATTCTTGAAGTAAAATACTTAAATAATGTTGCTGTCTTTACTATAGAAAAAAGTGGTTATTATTTTAGATGTGTTTTTTGTTTCAATAAAGATGGAACATATACATATAGAAGTGAGAAAGTTGATTTGGACGATTTTGATTTTACAGTTTTAGAAAAAGGGGTTTCTGTTGCGAAAAACGGCCAAAATATAGAGATTTTTGTTGACAATTCGCGCATAAAAGTGTTAGACTCGCCATTGAATTCGGAGGATCTACTTTTTTCCGACAAAAATCAAACGTTAGTAGCTTGTGCGAATAAATTATATAAATTGAATAGCAAATGAAGCCAAAATACATATACATAATCAGACACGGACAATCAGAGGGAAATGTTGATAAAAGTTTATGAAGTTTTTGCATTTGACCGTTGAGCAGTTTGAGGAAATAAAGAACCCATCGAATGGAAAAGTTTGGATTTTACGCTTGACAGAGAATGATAAATATGAGTTAATTACTCCATACGAAAAATATAAAGTAACCCATAAGTGGAAATATCCTGAGAATCAATGAAAAGCAAAAGAAAAAAACCAGAAAAAGATAATTTCTATAGTAGCCATTCTGGTTATTACCTAGAATATACAATGAGAACATTGAACGTCCTTATTCTTGAAGAATTATCAAAAAAAAGATTTCCATTTACCACAAAAAAGAAAACATTTAATACCATTAAAAAGAATGATTATTGGTTGAATGAAAATTTTTTTTATAAAATACTATTGCCAAAATTAGAAAGCGATGGATTTATTACTGGATGGGGAAGATGGATAGCAATAACAAAAAGAGGCAAAGAAATACTCACTAATAAATGAAATGAAAGAATTAAGTAAATACCATACACTTTATGAATCAGGAACTTGCAAAATTATAGAAGCAGATATTTTTGAGGTTTTTGAGGAGTCAGAAAAAGCTGTAATAATTCATCAAGCAAATTGTTTTCATACAATGGGGAGTGGTGTTGCTCGCTTAATTCGCGAAAAATACCCAGAAGCATACCAAGCAGATTGTTCAACAAGAAAAGGCGATAGCAACAAATTGGGAACTTATTCTTTCGCCAAAGTTGCAGAAAACAAGATTATAGTCAATTTTTATAGTCAATATAAATTTACAAGAGATAGTTTAGGGGATAGAGACACAAGTTATGATGCTTTTCACGATTGCGTGAAAGGCTTGTTTTCGTGTATCAAAGATAAAGAATATAAGATTTTAGTGCCCTACGGAATTGCAAGTAATTTGGCTGGGGCTAGATTTCCTATTATTTTGAAAATGATCGAAGTATTAGCGGCGGATTATGGTATTGATGTTGTAATTTGTAGACTTTCTAATCAGGAGAAACTAGTATGAAAAAGATTTTAACAAAAGAAGAAAAATCCAAAATAATCCCCTACATTAGAAGAGTATTAAATGGCGCAAAAACTTGGAATACGGAAACACTCCATTTTCCAGTTGAAGCGGGACCCCTTATTCATTAATACGGAGACCAATCCGAGAGAAATATAAACGACTTCGTGAAATAAAAGAGGCCAGAAAGATTTACAATGAAATTTAGTATTTAAAACAACTCTATAAAATGCAAGAAAACAATAAATTCGCAATCTCCGACATACACTTTTCTCATGTCAATATCATGAAATATGATAATAGGCCGTTCAAAGATATTCAAGAACATGATGAAATTAATATCGCCAATTGGAATAAAGTAGTCGAACCAAATGAAGATGTTTATTATCTTGGGGATTTTTGTTTTTCTGCACAAAAAGCTATTAAAATAATTGAAAGACTTAATGGTAATATTCATTTTATTAAAGGCAACCACGATTTTAAAGCTTTAAATAATAAAGATTTTAGAGATAGACTTGTTTGGGTAAAAGACTATTATGAGTTGAAATATAAAGGACAGATGTTTTGTATGTTTCATTTCCCGATTTTGGAGTGGAACAAATGCCATAGGGACGCAATTCATCTTCACGGTCATGTTCATGGAAACCTCATCGGCAAGCAAAAAGACTATTATCAACATAAAGTGTTTGACATGGGAGTAAATCTTTGGGATTATACTCCAGTGAATTTAGATACTATAATTAACTTAGCAAAAAACAAAAAAACAATGACCCACCACTAATATGATTATAAAAAGCATACTAGATTTAGATCTTTATAAATTAACCGTTGCGCAAATGGTTTATGATAGGTTCAGTAATGTAGAAATTGAATACACGTTTAAATGCCGTAATGCGGAAGCCACTGATTTTTATAATATTATCAGGCCATCAGATCTTTTGGAAGAATTTAATAAACTAAAAATCCTAAAACTTACTAATGAAGAAAAAAAATATTTGCAATCTTTGGGTTATTTTAGCGATAGCTTTATAAGGTGGTTGCAAGATTTTAGATTTAATCCATCGCAATTGGTTTTCGAAAAGAACGATGATGAATCAGAGCCTTGGAAATTACGAGCAAAAGGTAGTTGGTTGTCTGTTATATTATTTGAGACAATCGTTTTGAGCATAGTGAATGAAATTTATGGCGAGAAAAGTTTTAAATATGGGACTCCATTCGAAATACATTATGGTACAGAAAAAATAATTGAAAAAATCAAGTACCTTAAAGAAAGCCAAATTAATTTAATAGAATTTGGAACAAGAAGAAGATTCAGCGCGGAATGGCAAGAATATATCTTTTCTATGCTTAATTCAAACAATCTTATTTCTGGGACTTCAAATGTTAATCTGGCGCGAAAATATGACTCTACTCCGATTGGTACAATGGGACATGAAATTTTTATGGGCGTTCAGAGTTTATATCCAATTCAAAATTCCCAAAAAGAAATCTTTGAACAATGGTTAAATCAATATAAGGGAAAATTAGCTATTTGTTTGACAGATACCTTTGGGGATGAAAAGTTTTTGAAGGATTTTTCCTTTGACTTAGCAAAAGGGTATGATGGAGTAAGGCATGACAGTGGTTGTCCTTTTGAATATACAGATATGATTGTTAAAATGTATAGAGATTTTAATATTGATCCTATGTTTAAAAAAATTGTATTCTCAGATGGCTTAAATATTCCAAAAGCAATTGAAATAGAAAAATATTGTCGCGGGAAAATAGAGCCAATTTTTGGAATAGGAACAGATTTAACTAATGATGTTGGAATTAAAGTTCCGTCTATTGTAATGAAGGTTACGAAGAACAATGATCAACCAGTGGCAAAGTTATCGGCTGACTCTGGGAAGGCTAGTTGTGAAGATCCTTTATACCTTAAATATTTAATTCACGCCATAGAAAACTATTAATAATAATTACAGCCTTACAAATATAACAGGAAAATCTTTCGATAGATTAGAAAAGATAATCAAGGAACTAAAATAATGAAAAAATTTCCAACACTTTACAAGCGCAATACAAGCGGCTCAATCCAAGAATGGACTATTGTAGTCGAAGATAATAAATTCTGGTCAGAACATGGAATTCAAGGTGGATCTATTGTTATTGATAAACCGACTTTCTGCGAGGTAAAAAATATCGGTAAAAAGAACGAAACAACTCCAGAAGAACAAGCATTTATAGAAGCAGAGGCAAAATTCAAAAAGAAAAAGAAACAAAAGCATTACGAAAACATTGAAGACATAGATAAAGAGTCTTGGATTCAACCTGTTTTAGCAAAACCATTTAAAAATCGAAAAAAAGAAATCATTTGGCCCGTTATAATGAACATAAAATATAACGGGGTAAGATGCGTAATAAGTAAAGATTCCGCAAACTCAAGAAAGGGGGAGGAATTTTTTAATATAAAACACATAAAAGAATCCTTAAAACCTATTTTTGAAAAGTATCCAGATTTAGTTTTGGATGGGGAACTTTTTAACGAAGACTTGCGCAACAATTTAAATAGATTGATTAAATTAGTAGCCGTAACAAGAAAAGAAAAAGATCTAACAGATGATTTAATAAAAGAATCAGAGGAAATAGTTCGTTTTTATGTTTATGACGGATACTTTAAAGGGAAAGAAGGCGTTCCTTATGAAAAAAGATTTCAGCAAATAACAGAAATAGCCAAAGAATCAAAATACTGCAAAGAAGTTATTTGGGAATACGCAAACGATGAAATAGAAGTAAAAGAATTTGCCGAAAAAATTATCAACGAAGGCCATGAAGGTGCAATTCTTAGAATCAAGGATATGCCTTATCAACACAAAAGAACCCATGATCTTTTAAAAGTAAAGAACTTTATTGACGCTGAGTTTAAAATTGTTGATATTCTAGGGGGAAAAGGAAACTGGGGCGGTTGTGCAAAAAAGATTGTTTGTGAGCTTGACAACGGAGAAACTTTCGAGTCTAATGTTCGTGGAACAATGGAATTTTTAAGAGAGGTTTTAGAAAACAAAGAAAAATATATTGGCGAAGTGATTACAGTTGATTTTCAAGAGTATTCAGAATATGGGGTGCCTTTGATTCCTTATACAAATTTAATAATTAGAAATTATGAGTGAAGTGCTAGAAACAGTTAGGCTTGTATTAGTCGAAAGAATCTAAAATACATTCTATGGTTGCAGAAACAATTAATAAAGAAAGGAAAATAAAAAAATGAACAAAAAAACAATCCAAGACTATATCTTTGCTTCGCGCAAAAATAAAGAACCAACAAAAATGTTGGCATACCAATCTGTTTTATCCGCGATTCAAGAAAGGGAAAATAGAGAAAACAAAACGCTTTCAGAGGACGAAATTTATTCTGTTATCGAAAAAGAGAAGAAAGCATTCTTAGATTCTTATGAGTTATTCAAAGATAAAAAACCATCGGAGTCTTTGTTATTTTTTGAAAAATCAGAAGTATTAGACGATTTGTTGCCAGAAAAAGTTTTAGAATCTGAATACCCAGATATGATAGACCAATATATTAAAGAGGTTGGGGCAGAGTCTATGAGAGATATGGGCAAGGTGATTGGGAAAATCAAGGAAAAATTCGGGATTAGTGTTGACATTAAGAAAATTTCCTCTATGGTTAAAGAAAAATTACAATAATATGAACCTCAAAATACACCAATTAAACTTCACAGTTGGAGATATAGAAAATAATTTTCTAAAAATAAAGCAAAATTACAGTCCAAATTTCCAAGGGGTTCATGTATATAGCGAATTAGCTTTAACAGGGTATCCACCGAATGATTTGTTGCTTCGTAAAGATTTTATTGAAGAACAAAACTGTTATCTTGAAAAACTTGTAGAATTAACGTTTAATAATCCCGCAGAAATAATCGTGGGATGCATCACAGAAAACAATAAAATAGGCAAACCTCTTTTTAATTCGGCAGTTCATATTAAAGACGGAAAAATTTCCAAAACATACAACAAACAATTGTTACCAACTTATAATATCTTTGATGAAAGCAGATACTTTGAAGTTGGGAAAGAAAGCGGCGTTGTTTTCAATAGTAAATATGGAGATGTTGGAATCTTAATATGCGAAGATTGTTTTGATGATTCTAATTTTGTTAGTAGAAAAATATACAATGCAGAGCCCCTTTCCCCGTATAAAAATTCTAGCGAAAATATCGAAGCCATTATAACCCTAAACGCTTCTCCTAGTAATATTCTTAAACATAATGACCGTTATGATATGTATCGAAAGCTTTCTAAAATTTATAAGGTTCCGTTTGTTTATGTTAATCAAGTCGGCGGAAATGACGAATTAATTTTTGATGGGCATTCTTTTTATGTTGATGGGGATGATGTTATTACTATGTGCGGATTTAGAGAAGAAATTAGAGAAGCAAATCAAGTTGTAAGTACAAAATCTCCCCAAGTTGTAAGTACAAAATCTCCTAATACACAAATTAGTACGGTTACTTCCGACAAATATACTTATATTTTTAATTCTTTAGAAATCGGACTTAAAGATTATTTTCGGAAAAATGGCTTCACAAAAGCTGTTGTCGGAGCGAGTGGGGGAATTGATTCGGCTTTAGTAATTGCTTTAGCAGCTAAAATATTAGGCGAAGATAATATTGAGTGTATTACAATGCCATCAAAATTTTCTAGCGAAGGAAGTATCACAGATAGCAAAAAGCAATGTGATGAGTTGGGTATTAATTTATATACAATGCCAATCGGCGAAGAAGTAGAGTTGGCAATTAAAAATTACACAGAAACATTTCAACAGCCCAAGAGATTAACAATTGAGAATATTCAACCAAGAATTCGCGCAAGAAAATTAATGGAATATTCCAATGATTTTGGGGCTTTAGTATTAAATACGAGTAATAAATCAGAGTCTTCTATGGGGTATTTTTCAATTTTAGGGGATACTGTTGGGGGAATTTCTGTTATAGGGGATCTTTACAAAACAGAGGTATATACTCTCGCAAAATGGATGAATAATTATTATGGTTGTGAAGTTGTCCCAAAATCTGTTATTGATAAAGAACCGAGCGCGGAATTATGGGGGGGGCAAGTTGACACTGATAGTCTACCGCCTTATCATATTTTAGATAATGTTTTAAAATTATATTTAGAGGGGGATTTACTTAGTTTCAAAGAAAAAGAACAGTGTTTTTCTGCAATTAAGGAAATTTCCATTGACAAAATCGAAAAAATAATTAATATGGTGGAGAAAAATGAGTACAAAAGGAGAATCATGCCGCCAATTTTAAGAGTTAATAAAAGAAGTTTTGGTTTTGGCCGAAATATCCCAATCGCAAAAAAATATAAAACAAGTATTAAAAGTATAATGTAATGAATAAAAAATTAGCACAGATAATATACGCAAAGAAAAGATTTAAGGATATAATAAAGAAATATCAAATAAACAATTTTATCGGGAATCGGATTTTCTGACACAATAAGAAACGACTTCATCGTAAAAGTAGAAGGCAAATTTAAAAGAACACTCAAAGTAAAAGTGTAATTTTATTAAACAATAACAATAACAATAAAAAACAAAAAAATGGAAACACAACAAATGTTCGAAAAAGCAACAAGAAACAAGCTACGTTTCATGTCTGGAAAAGGCAATTTGATAATTGAAGAATTGTGGGATTTGTCTTTAAGAGATTTGGATCGTTTGGCTCAAAGTATCAACGCAGAGTTGAAAGAAACAAAGCAAGAAAGCTTTATTCCAGATTCTGCGACCGAAAAAAGAGGCAGCACAACTCTTAATTTGAAACTTGATTTGGTCAAGTACATTATTGAAGTGCGTTACGCTGAAAGAGAGCTTGCCGATTTGAAAAAAGAATTGGCTGAATTGAAAAGAGTTAACGCTTAACAACTTTTCTGAATAACAAAATACAAAGGGGTTTGTAAAATCTACAGCCCCCTTTTTTATAAAATGAATGATAGAATAACATGCCCACTTGAAAAAAAATAGCAGAATCCTTGGATCAAGCTGGTATAAAATATCTTCATGAGCAAGAGGGATCTTTACATTTAGATTTTTATTTACCAGAATACGATGTTTATTTAGAGATTAAAAATTTTTATTCATCAAGAATTTCAAAACAAATGAAAAGAGCTAATTCGGTTATAGCAATTCAGGGAAAAGACTCCGTAGATTTTATTGTAAAACTTTTAAAAAATAAATTATAAATTATTAAAATGAAAATAAAAAAAACAGACTTCCGCAAAAAAATCTTGGAAAACAACTTTGAGTTAGAGAAAATCGGCAAAGTTAATAGATTCACAAGGCAACACCAAGGAAGCAGAGAAATTAATTTCGGCGGTCATAGAATCAAACAAAGCTTCGGCGAAATATTTCTTTTTATTATTGACGAGATATGCCATGAAAAAACATGGAAATATAAGTTTTGTATTTTAGGGCAAGGCTCCGCAAGGGTAGTTCATTCAGAAATTTATGAAGAAAAAGATTTCCAAGATAAAATAATAGAATTCTTTAATAAAATTGGGTGATGATAAAATCAAAGCATATTTTTATATCTGATTCCCATATGGGTTGCAAATATAACAATTCAGAAAAGCTTTTTAATTTTTTAAAAAATATAGAATGTGAGAATTTATATTTAGTCGACGATATTATAGATCTATGGCATAAAATAAATTTTACAAAAACAGAGTTAAAAATTCTAAGAAGAATATTAAAATTAGCAAATGACGGGGTTGACAACTGCTACCCGATAATCTAAAATATCTAAATAAAATTAAAATAATTTAACTTTTTTCTTGAAAAATCTAAACTTTTAGTGTAAATATATATGAAACCAAAAATGATTACAAGAGTTACCAAAACAGAATTTGAAACCGATGATGGAGTTATCCATGATATTCCGTTTGAATTGGATGAGGTTCCTACAATTGAGGAATTTCAGAAAATCTACGATGGATGGTTTAGATTATTTCAACAGAAAGGATTGATAGATAAAATGGATAAAAAGATTCTATCTATCAGCGATGCCGCATCTATTCTTGGTGTTTCCGACGAAACATTAAGGAATTGGGAACGTGCAGGCAAATTAACGCCGTTTCATACCGAAGGCAGACATAGACGCTATTATCGCAGCGATATTGAGAAGTTGGCGGGAATTTATGTTGAACCCATTAAAGAATCTAGCGGTAAGCGTGCAGCTATCTATTGTCGCGTTAGCCCGCACGAACAAAAGACTAAAGGCGACTTAGGGAGGCAGGTTGGTAGAATGACTACAGAAGCTCTTAAACGCGGTTACAGTATTATTGCTGTAATTATTTGAATTGGTGGAAGCGAAAGAAATTGATGTGGTTTTGATTGAGCATAAAGATAGATTGTCGAGATTTTGCTTTAATTATTTGGTTTCATATTTTAATTCATATAAAGTTAGGATTGAAAAAGTTGAAGAAGTGATGTCTAAGGGCTTTGAAAATGAATTAAGAAAGAAATGGAGGAATTGGTATGAGTGCTGGTCGCAAAAATAATTCTGATAAAAAGGATTGGAATACCCCTCCGAAATACATAATTCCAATAACAGCATTTTTTGGTGGAGAAATCGAATTAGACCCATGTTCCAATCAGAATTCTCTGGTTTCTGCGAGAAATAATCTAATATACCCAAATAAGGACGGATTAATTGAAAAATGGGACGCTAAAACCATCTTTGTAAATCCTCCTTACGGCAGAAGTAAAGGGAAGTCTCTATATGACTGGTTTAAAAAATCCCTTGAGACAGAGGGTGAATTAATTTTCTTAGTTCCTGTCGCTACTAACACCAAACACTTTAAGGAAATAGTTTTTAAAAAATATACCGCTATTTGTTTTTTATCAGACACTAGACTTCGTTTTTTTAACAACGGAATAGAGGATAAAAAAGGTGCTCCAATGGCTTGTTGTTTATGTTATAAGGGAAATAAATTTTCAGAATTTGAGCATATATTTTCTAATTTCGGTAGGGTTTTTAAGATATGATTTTACGAGCATATAAAACCGAGATTGTAGTGACCAACAATGCACAAAAAACCGACCTGATGAAATCTTTGGGCGCGGCGCGTTTTGCTTATAATTGGGCTTTAAATATCAAGAAAGAGGCATTTGATAAGAAAGAGAAAACCCCTAATGCTATTGAACTTCATAGAGAATTAAACAAACTAAAGAAAACCGATATTCCTTGGATGTATAATTCAAGCAAAAGTTCGCCACAAAACGCATTAAGAGATTGTGATAAAGCATTTCAAAATTTCTTCACTCGTTGCAAGAAAAAAGTTAAAGGCAAGAAAGGGTTCCCGAAATTCAAATCCAAAAAGAATGACAAACAATCTTTTAGATTGGATGGAGCAATTTCGGTTGAATCTGGATGTATTAAATTGCCGCGAATCGGTAAGCTGAAATTAGCCGAAAAAGATTATATTCCAACCGATTGTAAAATCTTATCTGCTACAGTGTCCAAGAAAGCTGGCAGATGGTTTGTGTCGGTTCAAGTAGAAACGCCCGATAGAGAGCCTACAAACGCCATTAATGATGTAATTGGAGTTGATTTAGGCATTAAGACTCTGGCTACTTGCTCAGACGGGACGACTTACGAAAATCCCAAAGCATTAAAGAAGAATCTCAATAAATTAAAGCTCAAACAACGTCAATTATCAAGAAAGAAAAAAGGAAGTAAAAACTATGGAAAAGCAAAACAAAAATTAGCAAAACTACACAATCACATATCAAATATTCGTAAAGATTGCTTGCATAAAATAACCACTAAAATTGTTCGTGAAAATAAAACAATAGTTTTAGAAGATTTGAAAGTAAGCAATATGATGAAGAATCATTGTTTGGCGCAAGCTATCAGTGATGTTGGACTATTCGAATTTCGTCGTCAGGTCGAATATAAAGCAAAATGGAGCAATAGAAAAGTTATCTTTGCCGATACTTTCTTCGCTAGCTCTAAATTGTGTTCATGCTGCGGATGGAAAAACGAAAGTCTGACCTTGACGGATAGAGTATTTGAGTGTAAGGTGTGTGACAATAAAATGGATAGGGATTTTAATGCCTCTATCAATTTAAAGAATTTGGCGGTAAGCTCTACCGTGTCGGCCTGTGGAGAACAGAGTTCATCAAACGAAAGTTTGGTTAGCTGTTCTGTGAAGCAGGAATTTAACAAAAAATCAAGAGTTTATATCTTAAAAATATGACTTTAGATTTTTGTAAGTTTAAAAGAACGGAAACCTGTACCAGTAAATGGATATAGCGGAAGAAAAAGCAACAAAAGAAGATGAAAAAAATAAACAAAGGTAAAACAATCATAATCCCCGATATCCATCAAAATTTAGGTTTCGCTGACGCAATTCTTGAAAAAGAAAAGGACTTTGATAATGTTGTATTTTTAGGGGATTTCTTTGATACATTCGATAACATAAACAATGCTACGCATTTCTCTATTAAAAATGTTTGTAAGTGGATAAACGATAAACTAGACGATGAAAGGTTTAATTTTTTACTTGGAAACCATGATTTAGCATATTTAGCATCTTATACGCCAAAAATAATTCCGTCAAAAAATACTTTCTATTGTTGTTCTGGTTGGACAAGAAGTAAAGCTACTGATTTCAACAAATACATAGACCCAAAGTTTTTTAAAAAATTAAAGTTGTGTTGTAAAGTCGGGGAATATTATTGTGTACATGCTGGGTTTCAATATGCTCAATTTAAGCCATATTTAAGCGAGGAAGATAATATACAATATCTTTACGATGAGTGGGAGAAAGATAAGCTTTCTTTTCATCACAAACCTTTCCATTGGATTTGGAATGTGAGTTCATACAGGGGCGGCTCGGATCATTATTCTTCGCCGATTTGGGTTGATTGGGAAGAATTTGTTCCAGTTGATAATATTCGCCAAATAGTCGGGCATACAACAAAAAGGACTTCGGAGTTGAGGGAAAAAGAAAAAACGAATTTTTGCCTCGACAATTTACAAAAATCCTATATGGTGGTAAAGAGTAAAAGCTTGATGTTTGAGTCCTTAAATGAATCTGATTATACTTACTTTTTAAAAATTTAATGAAACACTATAGATATTTTCGAAGACAGGCGCTAGCGAAGCGAGTTGTCCTGATCTGGCTGGTTATAATTATGTATTACGAATCGAGACCGACTAGAGGTAAGGACCGCAAGGCTTGGGACAAGTATATCGAAAAATACGGCAAGCGCCCTCATTCCATTTCCTACACGAACAGGTACCTCGATGAATACAAGGGATGGTTGTGCTATCATTTAGCTAAGGATGGGGTGAGCCAAAAACTAGGGCAATACGCTGCCGCCGATACTGACCATTTTTTCTTCTCCAGTGAATTATAACAAGAAGATATACACCCAACAGGAGGAGAATCTATTTTATTTTTCTGCGCAATAAGCGAATATTCTCACGGCAGAATAAGCGAATAAAACCACGAGTTCGATGTAAGCGAAAAAGACGATATCCAAGCCCCACGAGAAACTTAAAAAATAAATTTTTCAAAAAAGTATTGACTTTAAAAAAAAAGACGCCACAATAATTCTTAACAAATAGAATCCCTAAATGAATCTGATTATACTTACTTTTTAAAAATTTAATGAAACACTATAGATATCAAGAAGATATACACTCAACAGGAGGAATAGACCCATTTGATAATTTTGTAAGATGTAGTTATGATAATATAGAGGTAAAACTAATTGAGTTTGATGTAACAAAAGAAACCCCAAAGGGCTATTGGATAAAAGAAATTTATAAAGGAGATTTTTATATATTTAAGTGTACAGAAAAATGGGTTTCGAAAGTCTCTCGAAAGAGATATGCTTACCCCACCAAAGAAGAGGCTTTAAATTCATTTTTAATTAGAAAATTAAGACAGGTTAATTATTTAGAAAAAGCATTGGAAAATGCAAGAACAGCTTTGCAACTAGGAAAAAATATACAAAATGAAATACCACAAAAATAAAATAGTTGCGCCGATTTCTACTTCTGATGGGGATTATCCGCATACCATATGTGAATTTTCAGATAAAATTACAAAATCTTCAGAAATTAAAATTGCAACCCAAATCGAATATATGGAAGATATTTTTAATCAAATAGATAAAATATTTGATGATGGATTAAATATAGCATTACTTATCAATAATTTAGAAGCTTTACAAAAAATCAGATTCAAATATCAAGCAAAGTTGTTTGCAAGAAACAGAGAAAATAATCATGAAGTTCACAAAATATAACTCAATCGAAAACACCTATAGAGAAAAAACAATCGAACAAATTAGGTTCGATGGCCTTGAAGATGGTCTATGGGAAGTATCAAATAAAATTGATGGAGCAAACTTTTCCGTTCATTATGATGGGAAAGAAATAAGATATGCTAAAAGGTCTGGTTTTATCGGCGGAAATGAAGACTTTTATAATTTTCGCTCTATTGAAGAAAAATTAGAGTCTTACATAAAAAAAGCTTGGGCATATTTAAAAAGCAAATATGTCACATTTGAATGTCTATCTATTTACGGAGAATTATTTGGCGGTTCATACCCAAATATTAAATCAAATGTCAAAGCAATTCAAAACAGGGTAAAATATTCCCCAGAAATAGAGTTTTATGCTGTTGATATTAAAGTAGATACTTTTTATTTAGACTTTGATTATAAAATTGATGTTTTTAAGAATTCGGATATACCTTATTCGCCAATTTTATTTACTGGAACTTTTGACGAATGTTTAGAATTTAGTCCTATTTTTGAAGACCCGATTTACAAAGATTTTGGATTGGAAAAAGTAGAAGGAAATATGTCAGAGGGGATCGTTATCAAATCTTTTATTCCAAAGTTTTTTGGGTGCGGTTCTAGGGTTATACTTAAAAATAAGAACCCCAAATTCTCAGAGAAAGAAAAAACAAAAAAGAAAAAACAAAAAATCGAATATTCGCCCGAACTATCCAAAGAAATTGAAGAACTCGAAAGCTTTGTTAATGAAAATAGATTAAGAAGTGCATTGTCTAAAATTGGAGATGTCACTGATAAAGATTTCGGCAAGATTATGAAGGAATTAAACTCAGATGTTTTAGAAGATTATATGCGCGAAAACTCGCAGAAATATAATGAACTTGAAAAGTCAGAGCAAAAACTTTTATTCAAAAGCCTTAATCAATCCTCGTCAACATTGATTAGAGAGAATTTCTTAAATATTATTGATAGAAACTTTTAAAAATAGAAGGGGAATAAAAAAATGAAATATATAGAAGATAAAGTTTTAAATAAAATGAGCAAAAAAAGAATAAAAGCTTATCGAACTACGATTTATAGGGAAATTAGACATATCGAAGGAAAATATATCTGCGATTGTTGCGGAGAATTAAATACTTGGACGACGGGAGAAACTAAGGAAAATCTTAAAAATAAAATATGAGCAAAGTAAAAGAATCAGAGCTAAAAACAGAGTGGCTAGACGAAATTTGGGCAAAGCAAGAGCTTTTGATAAACCTAAATAGAATCATACAACGAGAGTATGATGAAATGGTCGAAAAATTAAAATCTCAGGGCTTGACAGAAAATACAGAAGAATGGCTTTTTGATTATTGTTTTAACGGGGGAGATAAACCAACTTATTTTGATGAGTGGCTTTTTGAAAAGGGTATGTTAGAAGAGGGTAAATAAAATGATAGTAAAAATTAAGAAAAAATCAGCGTCAAAAAATCCCGCAGTAGAGACTTCAACAGATAAGGATGTAAATAAAGACTTTAGCGATCCAGAAAAATCTATTTGGTCTGGCTACGAAGTTATTTGTTATGCGCTTGGCATTCCCAAAAAAGATGAGCATTGTTGTCTCAAGAGAATAGAAAGAAACGGCATAAAAGTTGACGGAATTTTTCGTACTTCATGCGTTATAAATGTAGAAAAAATATCAGATAAAGAATATATCTTTGAAACATTTAATAGTATATACCATTTAGAAATATTACAGAAATGAAAAAAGAAATAATCTCAATAGACAATTTATAGGGATTGAAAAAGAGAAAGAATATTATGATATTTGCGTTGAAAGATTAAAATAACTCAAAATACCACAAAATGAAAATAAACTTAGCAGACTATGATTTATCAGATTTTATTCTTAAAGAAGGAATAATTGGCGGCGATAAATGCTTTTTGATTTTCCCAAAACATATAGGTGTAAAGTGGACCAAAGACAATCTAATTTTTAGATCTTCTATTTGGAATGTTGATGGTGAATTGATTTCCGCTGGATTTAAAAAATTCTTTAACTTTTCAGAGCAACCAGAATTAACTTATACTCCGTTTTCTACTACTGCAAACGGCGGGGTCCAAATTATTGAAAAGATAGATGGTTCTACGTTGATAGTCTCGCAGTATAAAAATGAATTGATTGTTAGAACTAGAGGAACAATTGATGCTACAAAATTAGATAACGGTTTTGAAATAAATTATCTAAAAGAAAAGCATCCAAAAGCTTTTGAAATCAATTCTGAACTCTCCTATCTTTATGAGTGGGTGACTCCAAATAATAAGATTGTACTTGACTACGGAGAAGAGCCAGAACTTTATTTAATTGGCATAATAGAACATGAGAATTATACTATGGCATCACAATTTATTATTGATGAAGAAGCAAATAACATTCTAGTTAAGCGCCCAAAAACATACAGTTATAATAGCATAAAAGATGTTTTATCTGACGTACCTTCTTGGGAAGGGAAGGAAGGAGTTTGTATTTATTGTAATAAAGGCCAGGATATTAGAAAACTAAAAGCCGAGCACTATTTATCTTTACATAGAATGAAATCAGAACTCGGTTCTTTTGAAAGGGTTATTGATTTTTGGATTTCTCATGATATGCCAGAATATAATAAAGCTTATCAAATAATTGTTGATACTTTAGACTATGAAATTGCTGAACAAACGAAGGGAAGCATTTCTAGAATCTGTGACGGTTGGAAAGAAGTCAAAAAAATTGTTGACTTTATGAAAAAATTCGTGCAGGATCATAAGGAAATAGATCAAAAAACCTTTGCCGCAAAAACATTTCAAAAATGGGGAGATACAAATCGGTCTGGCTTTGTTTTTAGTTTGAGGCAGGGAAAAGAGCTGACAAAAGAAAATTACAAAAAATTACTATATCAAGTTTTGAAAAAATAATAAATAAAAATAATAAAATGAACACAGAAAAAATAAAAGAATTATCATGAAATTAGGATTATGTTGCATATCGGAAATTCTTAAAGACAAAGGGTTTTCTTTCCAAACCATTACCCGCAAACGGTTTTTATCTTTGCCGAGAGAAGAAGCTAAAAAAGTTGTGCATGATCGAACAATAAACAATCTACAAGTAACATCAAGAATAATAAAACATTGCGCACAAAATAACATAAAACACTATAGGCTTTCTAGTTCTTTGTTTCCCGCTTATACAGATCAACAATGCTTTGATTCATGGGAGGAAGTAAAAAGTTATTCTTTATATAAAGATTTATTGTCAAAATGTGGTAAACTTTTAAAACAAAATAACATAACTGTGTCCACTCACCCATCGCAATACATAGTAATGTTTAATAAAGATGATAAGATTATAAATAATTCTATTATTGATTTAGAATTGCATGGATGGATTCATGATTGCTTGGATTTGCCGCAAGATTATTCTAATCCTATCAATATTCACCCAACAGGAACATTCGAAAGTGTTCAAGATGCGTTTGATATTTTTGTCAACAACTTAAATAAACTATCTGATAGCGCTAAAAAAAGATTGGTTCTTGAAAATTGTGATAAGGCTTATTGGAATATGGAAAAGTTGTTTGAGTTTTGGCAATACTATAATCATACAACAAACCAAGATTTGCCTTTGACGTTCGATAATCTTCATAACGAGTGCAATAAACCATCAGACTTATTTGGTTATTTTTTAAAAACATGGAGAGATTTTACACCAATTTTTCATTGGTCTGAGGGTGGTGCTAATGGAAAAATTCGTTCCCATGTAGATTATTTTTCAAATATTCCACAAATTATCCTTGACAACCCACAAATTATATGGGAGTGCGAGGTTAAAGCAAAAGACAAAGCAATTTTAAAAATATTAAATAAATGAAAACACACTGGAAACACCATATACCAAATAGACCCTCTAATTTTTTTAGAGCAATAAGATTTTATTTTCTATATCCAAGGGAAATTTATTACGCTGCAAAGTATTTTATTTTTCCAAGGCAAAGATGGATAAAGAAATATATCCGCTATAATACTTATTGCGACACGAGCGGATTAATTCCAGACTTTGTTTTCGGGTCAATTATCCAAATAGTAGAACAGGATAAAATCTTTGATCGGGTTTTGGTAGATATGGATTTATATGGCAATATCCTAAACGAAGTTTATGAGTACGCAAAAAACGGTAGAAACAACAATGAAATAAAGTGTGAAAAAGCTTTAAAAGATTGGAGTGAAACATTTAAAACTTCTTTTGTGGAAACTGAAGCATGTAAAAACGGCGGATTAGAAATGTTGCGTGAAATTCCAGACAAAGAATTGGAAAGGAAACTGAACAAAGAACTCAAAGAGATAGAATCAAACAAAGAAAAGCAAGAAAAAGAAATGTTAATAAAAGCAATATCAATTTATGAATATTTGTACGTATGAATTTAGACTTATATTTTTTCTTTATAAATGTTTATATGGTTTTATCAGCGCACTATTTATCATATGGGGTTCGTTATAGTCGGATTTGACCAGATGCTTCATTTCTTGTGTTTGGCGGTTTTATTTAATACATTTATATTTTAAAAGAATTATGAGTAAGAAGGAAAAAAGATACAAGTTTAGTTACGGATTTTATGATATTATTGAAAAAAAGATGTTATCTAGTTTAATATGCTCAAAGGGATATATTAATATCGGCGAAATAAACGATTATATACAAACCCTTAGAACAGAGGGATATAATTATTTCACTAAAACAGAGGAATATGAAATCGAAGCAGACAAAACCATTGAATTCGATCCACAAAAAATCACCCGCGTAGAATTTATTGGAGAAAATAGCAGAGAATTGGTAAAATACCTTGACAATTTTGATTTTTCTGTGCAAGATGATGGAAGAACATTAAAAATCTTCGGAAAATAATAAAAAAATCTCTTGAATATTATGAGCAAACCAATTGAACCAAATTATAACAAAGGAATTAATGTATTGAGTTTGTTTGACGGTATTTCCTGTGGGCAAATTGCGCTACATCGGGCAGGAATTAAAGTCAATCAATATTTTGCAAGCGAAATTGGCAAACATGCAATTAAAGTAACTCAGCATAACTGGCCAGATGCGATTCAATTAGGCTCGGTTGTTGATGTTAATGTTAAGAATTTACCTAAAATAGATTTAATAATTGCAGGGTCGCCTTGTCAGGGGTTTAGTTTTGCTGGCAAACAATTAAATTTTCTGGACCCTAGAAGTAAATTATTTTTTGAATTTGTTAGATTACTCAATGAATTAAAAGTAAAAAATCCAGATATTAAATTCTTGCTTGAGAACGTAAAGATGAAAAAAGAATTTCAAAAAATAATCTCAGACAACTTAAATACAACTCCTATAGAAATAGACTCTTCTTTAGTTTCTGCTCAAAAAAGAAAACGTCTCTATTGGACAAATATCGAAGGTAATATTTTGCCTCTAATAGACAAAAAAATTACTATTAAGGATATTATTGAGACGAGCGGGGATTTTGAGTTTGTCCACCAAGATATTTACCAAAACGGCGAAAAGAGAGGTATATCGTGGCAATATGACGGCACAAACAAGGGATATAATTCTCAAAACTATAGGGCGTATTTTCTCGATGGTAAAATGGGATGCCTTTCGCATTCCGCTCCACATGGAGCAAAAATTTTAACAAAAAATGGGGTTAGGAAGACTACCAGAATCGAGCACGAAAGATTACAAACCATTCCAGATAATTATACATCACCGATTCAAATTAACAAAGCTAAAGCCGCTCTAGGTAACGGTTGGACAGTAGATGTAATAGCCCATATATTTTCTTTTTTACCCCAAGAATTCAAAAATGGATAAGAAAATTCTATCAATCAGCGATGCCGTATCCATCCTTGGAGTCTCCGATAAAACTCTTAGAAATTGGGAACGTGTGGGTAAATTAACCCCATTCCATACAGAAGACGGACATAGACGCTATTATAGAAGTGATATTGAAAAGTTAGCGGGAATCTATGTCGAACCCGTCAAAGAGTCTAGCGGTTGCGTGGCTGTTGAAATACCTACAATTGATTGTCCCAGTTATCCAGATCCAGATTCTTGATATTATAAATGTTGAAAAAACGCTTGACAACCCCCGATTCCCTGTCATTGTGGACAGCATCAAATCGGAAACCAACTAATCAACAAAAAATGAACGTAATCACCACAAAGCAAAAAGTTATCTCAAGCGAAGGAATCAGTTCTAAGGACTGTTCTTTTGATACAGAGGACAGCGGTTATATGGCGTCTCTTTTGAGGGATTTTATCTATTCCAACAAAGAATTGGCGGCGATCAGAGAAACCACAACAAACGCTATGGATTCCCACTTCGATTCTGGGATTCAAGATAAACCAATTCATGTTAAACTTCCTACTCTAGAAGATAAGACTTGTTCCATCAGAGACTTTGGCAACGGAATTTCGTTTGAAAGAATGGATACCGCATATAATCTCTTTGGTAAAAGTACAAAAAGAGAGGATAATTTTCAAAGCGAAAATCAAGCTGGTTGTTTTGGGATTGGTAGGTTCGCCCCATTAGCAATCGAAGGTAATGACTCTTTTATTGTTAAGACTTTTCAAAATGGAAAGCTTGGCGTCTATGAAGTAAGAATTAATGATAAAAACAATAATACTGTTTATAACATCGGCACATTCGATACAGATCAACCTAATGGATTAGAGATTTCTTTTTCAATCGGTGATTGCGAAGTAAATTATTTTAATAGGACAGCAAAAGAGTGTTTTAGTTTCTTTTCTGTGTTGCCAGTGATTACAAATGATCCCTCTTTTAGTTTTGACGATCATATTCCTGAATTTGATTTTGAAAAAGATTTGAGCGATGGAGTTAAATATAAGATTCGTAGAAAAAATGATGGTCAGAAAAAAGTTATCATGGCCAATATTGCCTATAACTTTGATAAGCATGAACTTCTCAGAAAAATAGAAAGTTCTTTTAGCGAAAAAGATTATAACAATATTGATGATCTTTTAAACTCTTTTTCTATTCATTTGTATGTTTTACCAAAAGAAGTTTCTTTTCCTCCTAGTAGAGAAAACCTAACGCTGGATAAGAAAACTGTAATTAACCTTGGCAATTATTTTCTAAAAATATATGATAATTTAGTAGAGGATTATTCGAAAAAGATCAGCGCAACAAAGACGCTTAAAGAGGCTTTAGCATTATCTAAGAAAGTTTTTCCATTCTATAGAAAAGTATATGACGAACTTTCTTTTAATGGTGTGTTTTTGAATATTTTTCACCCATTTAAGATTTCTGGAAAGAATTATTATTTTAGGTCTAAAGTCAGAGGGTATGGAAGGGTTTTAAAGTCAGATAACACCGACCGCATTCACTTCGACCAAATAGAGAAACTATATATTAATATAGAAGGGAAAAGAAGTGCAGCTAAATTCAAAGATAATATCGAATCTGATTCAAGAGAGGACAATATTGAAATCAAAGAACCAAAAGAGTTGGAAAACCTAATCAATCTTGTTGGCGGGAAAGATAAATTGGGTATTGAGATTGTAGATATTTCAAATTGGAGTTTTGAAGTAAAAACAAGAACAGGAGCAAAAGCTAGCAACTTGAGTAAGGTGGAAAAAAAGTCAGGGGTTAAGTTTTTTAAATTTAAGTACTCAGATGTTTCAGATAGAAGATGTTCAAAGCCATTAACAGAAGATGAAATTGATGAACTAGATGAACTAGAGGAAAAGTATTATATTCCAACGAAGCATTTTTCTGTAAAGAATAGCTCTGCTAGATTAGAGTTTTTTGAATACGAAACCGCTAGAATTACTTTTGAAATCAAAAACATTTATATTATTAGAGAAAATGACATCAAAGACTTAGAATCTTCTTGGGTTAACCTAGATGAAAAGATCAAATCTGAAATTAAGCACAAAAAGTATGATATCAGGAAATCTATTATTAATGCTCACCCATCTTTTAGAATTTATTCCCACGAAAATAGCTCAATGTTTGGTCTTTCTTTGTATAAATCAATTATCAAAAAGGACAAGTCTCCATTAAAAATTGAAATATCCGAAAGAAGTGTGGACTATAGCTTTTCTTATGATTGCGAAAATTGTTATCATTCATATTTAAAGCATTCAAAAATATCAACAGAAAAGTTTTTTGAGTATCCAAAAATCAATGGGAATAAAATACATAAAGCTTTAATATCCGTGCACGATGCCCTAAAAGAACAATCAGAATCCATATCTAAAAAATATGAGATTTTAAAGTATATAGATTTTGAAAAATCTGGGAGCATCGAATACCTAAGAAAAAACAAAGAAAAAATCCTAAATATCTAAGAAAAAATTTGACAATCCAAGAGAAATAATTCAATATACACGAACAATGAAAATACTACACACAATTACCACTAATCAAATCACGCTTTTTATTGATGGGGAGCAAACCATTATCAACAAATCTCATAAAAACTTTGATAACATTTTAATGGCTTTGAGAAAGGCAAAGTATGATGTTATTCCGAGTCTATTAAAAGGCACCATTTTCGAAAAAGAGGATGAAAGCGGGGTTTTTGAATACGAAAACACAAGAGTTACCGCAAGTGGTCTTGAAATCTTTATCAACAACAAATGGATTTTGTTGAATACATATGTTACAAATTATATTGTAGCTGAGTATAACAGCGGAAATAAAAACATTAAACATCTTTTGAAATTTGTTAATCATTTGATCAAGAATCCGTCAAAGAATAGTGTTGACCAACTATACGGATTTTTAGAACATCATAATTTAGTTATTGATGAAGATGGTTTTGTTGTAGCATTCAAGGGGATTAAAGAAAACGATTATAGTGTTATGGGAAATCCAAACACTATTGTACTACAAGGAGAAACAAATGAAAAGGGCCAAATTCTCAATAAGGTGGGTTCCACAATTGAAATCAGCAGACTATCTTGCGTTGATAATCCAGACGCAAGTTGCGCGGAGGGGCTACATGTTGGATCTTATTCCTTTGCGAAAGGATGGGGGACTAAATTTATTCTTGTAAGATTCAATCCAGCAGACGCCGTTAGTGTTCCAAATAATTCCACTTTTCATAAGTGCAGAGTTTGCCGTTATGAAATTATTAAAGAATTGAACAAAGAAAAACCAGAAAACAAGTCTCCTGTGGCAAAAGAAAAGAAGGTTGAAAATAGCCAAGAAAAATTGATCGTCTATATCGATAGAAAGCTAAAAGAAGCTGGCTCAATCATGATCAAAACAATCAAAAAGAATTTCAAGACACCTTTTGTTTCAGAACAAATCCTTGGAATTGTGAATGAGAACAATTATAAAACTCGCGGCGATAATAATACACCGTCTAAAGTTCTTATTGTAAAATAACAAAACGATGAACTACAAAATACTAGAGAAAAAAATCACAAAATGGCAATTCACTTTTACACAAGTAAAAAGAGAGGGGGATGTCGCAATCTATGAACAAAGAAAGAAAGATAACGATGAATTTATTGCCTTCGAAGTAATCAAAATTAGTAAACATGATGGATATGAAATTGCAGGAAACAAGGTTGAACCAGCAGAAATGTATCCAAGCAATGAATTGTGGGGAACGTATGGTTTTACTTACCCGAATATAGAAAGCGCAAAAATTAAATATGAAGAGTTGAAAAAGAAAAAGTTCGAGGACAATAAAAAAATCTCTGGAGTAACAAATCAATTCATTATGGAATTACCAGACAAAGAATTTACCATCAAAGACCTAGCAAAAGAATACGGTAAAAGTAATTCCTATATTTATAATCAACTTATGAAGCGCGATGATTGGGTTATATCAAGAGAAATTAAGGGCGGGAGAGGAAAACCCACAAAAGTATACAAGAGGAAGTAATATGAGAAAAGAAAAAATAGGATTAAGTCTGGGGGATAATTTTGATAAAAACATAATTTCCCACACACAAGCAATAAGAAGAGAAAAAAAAGAACCTAAAAATATCTTTATCTGATTACATGAAGTTTATGACATCAAAAATGGAGGAAATTTTAGATGATGAAAAACTTTGCGAAACAATCGAAGAATATATTGACAAAAAAAATAACCCAGAAAGGATAGAAACTGATAAAGAGCCCTATATTGGCCCCACAATGCCTTTTGCTTAATAAAATTTAAAATAATGGCGAAACAAACATCATGCGGCATAATCGTTAAAAGCGGAGATAAATTTCTAATAGCTCGTTCTACATTCTCTAAGGATAACAAAGGAAGAGAAGTTTGGGGGTTTCACAAAAGGAAAAATAGAACAAGGTGAAACAGAGAAAGATGCGGCGATTCGAAAAACGAAAGAAGAATCTGGTTTGCTGTTCGAAAAAGATGAAATAGTATTCTTCCACAAATATTCAACAAACAAAAAGAACTTTGTATTTTTTATTGGTAGAAAAGACGATTTAGACTTGACAAAGCTTACCTGTTCAACCACTGTCGAGCTTAGAAATTATCCAGAAATGGACAAATACCTATTAGTAACAAAAGAACAATTATCAGACTATATTTTTAATCATATGTCTGTATTGATAAAAAAACTATAATGAAGATTCCAAATATAAGCTTTAATTATCCAACTTACATAGTCGGCGGTTATGTCAGGGATAAAATTATGAATGAAAATTCTAAGCCAAAGGATATTGATTTGTGTATGGTTTGCGATTCAATCGCAGAAGTAGAATCTGAAATTGAAAGAGTCGGCGGCAAAGTTTTTATTTCTAAACCAGAATATCTAACTGTTCGTTGCAAGTTGCCAAAGTTAGGATCTGTAGATATTGCTATGGCTCGCAAGGACGGAGCTTATACCGATGCAAGAAGGCCAGACAGTGTAAAGGTGGCGTCTAGGATTGAAGAGGATTTGAAGCGTAGAGATGCGACAATGAATGCTGTTGCTGTAGATTTATCGAATGGCGAAATCATTGATCCTTTTAACGGGGTAGAGGATATTAAAAACAGTTTAATTAATGCTGTGGGTTCTGCTAAAGTAAGAATCAAAGAGGATAACCTTAGATTGTTAAGATATTTCAGGTTTGCTATCACAAAAAGCTTTTTTCTTTCCAACGAAATCAAAGAATGTATGAGCGATAAATATTATTGCGGTGCTTTAGAAAAAAATGTTTCCCAAGAAAGAGTGAGAGAAGAACTTTTTCGTTGCTTTTTGTTCGACACTCACGCTACATTGTGCCAACTTGAGGAATATAAAAATTTAAGAGACTCCCTTTTCAAAGACAAAGTAAAAAGCCTCTGGCTAAAACCAACAAATGAATCCAAATAAAATAGAAATAGCAATTGAGTTCGATTATGAAGATTGGAGATTGAATACATTTTTAGCTTCTTTTATAACTTTATTTTTTTTATTTATAGTAATATCAGCATCTATGGAGGGAACTTATTTGGGTCTAGCTTTTTTTCTCCCTGGTATTTTACTGGGGCTTTTTTCCTTAAATATTTTAAATAAACAGCGCAAAGATTATATTAAATCTTTATACGAAGAAATATAAAAATGATTATTAAAAAAAACAGAAAAAATAATAAAAAAATATTATAATTCGCTAGGCAAAAAAAACAGTTAATTAGATGGTATCAATTGTTATCACGTTTAAAGTAAAAACTTGGTGGTTATTTATCATTCCGATATATACAACAGAATCTATAGAAAAAATTGATAAATGAACAAAAACAACAACATAGAAATCTTCTCAATCGGCGGGTATTCGTCTTGGTGCTATTACAAACCATTTCGAGCCTTGTTTGATTGCGGAGAAGGTTTTGCTACTCATTTTAGAAATAAAATCTTTGGGGTGGATAGTCTTTACCTTAGCCATGTACATTCTGATCATTTAAGCGGAATTCCACAATTTTTAAATTCTCGCACTTCCGCTCGTGGAGACAAAGAAAAAGAACTAACTATTTATTATCCGATTAGTGTTTACGGGCAAGAAAAGATCGATGCAATTAAAACGCTCACCAAGTTCAACAAACATGTAAAATGGGTTGGAATCCTTCCAGACTTCAAGCAAGATATAACAAATAAACACTATATCACAGCTTTTAAAACAAGACACTCAAAAGAAAGCCTCGGGTATATTATTTATGAAAAGCGTACAAGATTAAAAAGAGAATACAAAAATCGTAATCAGCACGAAATAAAAAGACTCGTGGCTTCTGGCGAAAAAATATCTGAACAATATGAATTTGCAGATTTTGTTTATGCCTTGGATAATTGCGGCTTCTCTGAAGAAATTAATGGTTGTAACTGGTTCATTCAGGATGCTAATTTTCTTAATCCAGATGACAAAGAAAGAAATACCCATAATACTTTAAGTGAAGCTATTAATAAAGCCAATGAAATCGACGCAAAAAATACAATCCTCACTCATGTTAGCAGTCGTTATTTTAATGAACCGCCAAAAGTAAAAGTGCCGAATGGCATGGTCTTGTTGGACAAACCTATTAAGTTTAAGTTTTGAAAAAAGTATTTATAGAGATTCATAGAACCTATAAAGCATTAAAATTACACGAATCATACAAAGAACTTTAAAAAACAAATATGAACAAGAAACTAAGATACAAAGTATACAACGAACACGAAGAATTGGTTGCCAGTTATTCAAAAGATCTAGATTTGATCTTTGGAAGAGGTTCTGCTTTCAATTACGCAAAGCAAAACGCTAATTCATTCGGAGGAGTAGTGATCGAAGAGCTAGAGAACGGGATCGAAACAAAGATGTTCTCAAAGAAAAATAGGAGAAAAAAATCTAAAAAATAACCTTATTATCCTGAAAAGACTTTTCTAAAGAATAATAGTATTTTATTTCTAGAAAATTATAAATAAACCATAAATACCTTTTGCAAAACTCTTTGCCATGTAGGGGTTGTTTATAAATTTTACAAACCGCGTGGGATAACTCGTGCAAAATAGTGGGTTCCATTTGTTGTTGCGCCGAAATAAATATTGTTCTTTTTTTATAATCAAACATAGAATACTTTCTATCATAAAACTCTAAAAAAATTATAGGATGGCCAAATTTTTCTATAAATATATCAGAGCTAATAATAGAAGCAAAATATAAAATCAATTTATCAATAGTCACAAGTGAATAATCCTTAAAAACATCATTTTCAGAATAATAAACCCTACTTCTTTGAAAATCGCAAACCATAACAATATATATTAATTTTACACATCAAAAACATAATGCTAAATAATAATAAAATCATCATCGACAACTACGGTACCAGCGGGTTAATCTTTTACCCGAATTTTTCTGAGTTCAATCTAATTAGAGAATTTATGTGCTTGGTTAAAAACTTTGCTCCATATAATTTAAAGAGAAACCCAGATTATTACTCTATAAATGGATCAACTTATTGTTTTTCTATTTCGCCCACAACTTGCAAAGAAAGAAGCTACAAAAATAGAACAAAAGAACATCTGTTTAAAAAAATGATCTTTGATGCTTTTGTGGCAGAAGCTTGGTCAAAGTACTTTAAAAGTGGAAAAGCGGGAAGTTATTATTGCGAGAAAGAAGAGTATTATATTGGTTGCATGGAATATAGCTCAAAAAGGCCATCATTAATATCAGAGAGAAAAAGGCTTTATAAAAAGACAAAAAAATTCCTAGAAGAACAAATTTACTATAATACCGTAAATTTTAAAAAAAACGCTTGACAAAATAACCAGACTGTGTTTTTATGCTTCTACAAATGAGAAAAATCAATATAAGTCAGGCAAGAAAAGAAAGAAAAAAGGGGGAAACCCTTGTGAATATTTCTCTTTCTACGTTAAACGAATTTTTTCCAGAGAATGCCCCTATAAGGGTAAGCAGAAAATGGTTGGAAGTTTTGGGTTTTTCTATTGACAAGCCGCCAGAAACAGTACAGATTAGTGTTGTTAAAGAAAAAGAAGGGGAATCTGTTCCACTTTTCAAATCAGAGGATCTATAAATGTTATTCAAATCATTAATCGGACAAAGCATAGCAAAAAGTAAATTATCTTTTTACCTAAACGGGCATAAGAACGGAGAGGCATTGCCTTTTCTAATGTTCACTGGCGCACAAGGTAATGGTAAAACTCTTTTTGCTAGAGAAGTGGCAAAGAAAGTAAAGTCAAATACAGACGAAAAAACAAAGTTTGTAGAAGTTAACTGTTCTATCCTTAAAAATGTTAATCAGTTTTTTGATTGCTTGATTATACCTTTGCTATCAGAGGATTGCGACGGGATTACTATCTTGTTTGATGAAGTACATGAAATCCCAAAAGATGTTCAGAATATTCTTTTGAGTATTATGAATACAGAAAAGGGCAATAGAAAAACAATTACCCGCGCAAATGGAGAAGAAATTACTTTTGATTTTAGAAAGTTAACTTTTTTATTTGCCACTACGGATCAACAAAAGTTGGTAAAACCTTTATTGGATAGGATGATTATTATTGATTTTGTTCCTTACTCTTATCCAGAGTTAGGAAGGATTATTAAAATGAATGTTGAGAATTGTAAGTTCTGCAACGAATCTTTAGAAGAAATCAGCAAGGCAGCAAGGTTTAATGCTAGAAACGCGGCTCTTATTGCCAAAGATATTAAAATTCTATTATCCGATAGAGAAGACAAGTCTTTTACCAAGAAAGAGTTGGGCAATCTTAAAAAGAGTTTACATATTCAACCTTATGGTTTGAATAATTCAGAGGTAAATGTTTTAAAAACAATTGACAACTATTCCCCCTGTTCTTTGACTAAGATTGGAGCAAGTACAGGCTTGACAACTCAGGTGATTAGACAGACAATTGAACCTTATCTGATGAAGATCGACGCAATATCAATTGATTCCAAAAGGTCAGTCACGATGCATGGCAAGCAAATTATTAAATCCCTTATATAAATGAAGATAGAAAAGAGAAATAAAAATGACTTCGAGATTTATGATGTTTATGAAGGAAAAAACAAGAAGCCGTCTATCTACTATGTATTAAGATCTGTGAAAATAGCGGTAAAAAAGCTTTGGATAAATTTTATATCCCTTTTTTCTATATTATCGACAGTTGCTGTATTTATTTACTTGTTTATCAATAATTATAATGTTATTTTAACAATTGTGGCGGTATTTTTATCTTATTACGCATTTTTATATTTTTTTATTACTTTGATGGTAGGATTTTTTCACAAATCGCTAAAAGCAAATTATATATGTCTAATATCCACCTTGTTGATATTGGAGACAAATAACATTATAAAAGAAATAGAAAAAAACAAAGAAAATGAAAACAATAAATAACAAATCAGACATAGAAAACGGCAGATTTTATCTTGGTGATGAAGTGTCTTTCGATGAAACTTTCATATTTAAGATTATAGGACAACATATAGACGGAGAAGTTAAGAAATATTCTTTGTTGTTAATTAATAATGACAATTCTAATTCTATTATTAATAATAATACTTTTTCAAGGTTTTATGATGATATTAAAGGGCTTTTATTTGCTTATTTAGAGTGTTTGGATATTCCAGAACCAGAGAAGGAATACACTTGATTTTTGCGGGGGTAGCTCAGTTGGATAGAGCAACGGTTTTCTAAACCGTGGGTCGCGGGTTCGAGTCCCGCCCTCCGTACCACTAAAAAAACTGTTGACAAAACAAATAAATTCTGAAAGGATATAAATAATGAAAAATACAAAACAAGCAATTGAACAAACTCGCGGCAAATTCTTTTCTGCATCATTCATCAAAAAAGATGGAAGTGAAAGGAAAATGTTGGCTAGAACGGGGGTGAAAAAGTATCTTCGCGGCGGTGAAAATACCCATAAAAACCATTCTAATCTTGTAACTGTATGGGATTGCCAAAAGAAAAACTACAGAAGCATCAACCTAGAAACCGTATTTGATTTTAAATGCGGAAACATTAAAGGATAATAATACTATGGAAAAGCAAAAGATACTGATCTATGTAACAGAAGACAGCAAAGAAATTATTGTTTACTCTGATAAAAGCGAGGAAGAATCAAACGTAGAAATTGATTTTCTTTTTGAAGAAGAAAGCTCGAACAAATTATCCGCAATGGAAAAATGGAGAGAAAAAACAAAGCATTTATTTAAAATGGCGATTAGGAGTACAGACCAAGTAAGGACTCAATTTTAATGAAGGTATTAATTGGTTGCGAATCCTCTGGGGTTATTAGAGATTGTTTTAGAGAAAAAGGACATGAAGCATATTCTTGTGATTTAATTCCAGTAGATAACCCTTATCATATAAAAATTGGATAAAAAGAAACAAAGAATTAAAATTGCAGAAGCGTGTGGATTACTTTGGGAAGAATAATTTTTTTTCTTGACAATCAGAGAAATTTTCCCCACTCTCTTTATAAATAATAAAAAATCATGGACGGACACAACAGAGACACAATTAATTACATCCGGCAAGAAATGTTCGAACTAAACAATGTAATTATTTCTTTTGGGCGACAAAATCTTTCTAATGAAGAAAACTTTCAGTTGATTATGTTCAATGAAAGTATTATATTTTGGGCGAATAATAAAGATTATGATCGCTCTATCGGCGAACTCAAAAAACAAGAACAATATCTTATGGGGGTAATTATGAAATGAAAGCTTCTATTAGTTTATTAAAAATTTTATTGATGGTATTTTTGTTTTATGTTTTTTTTGCTTGGACTGTATTTCAATGGAGAAATCCATTGTCAAACGAAATGAGCTTATATAGAAACTTTATTGAAGTAGTTTCTTGGGAAAAGATACAAGAATATCAACCTAGAGTAGAACAATGAACAAAACTTCTTATAGCTTTTGTTATTGCTTTGCTTATGTTAGCGGCAAAATGGTTTCAAAGCAAGCGTCCACTTAAAAATGAAGAATAACTTTTAATTTTACGGGCCTTTAGCTTAGTCTGATTCAAAGCAACCATCTCATAAATGGAAGATCATGGGTTTAAATCCCATAAGGCCCACCAATTCTAAAAATGAAAGATAATATAACAAAAAAATCGTTTATTAATTAAATGCTTTTCTTGTATATGGAAAAAATGGCTAGATGAAAAAGATAATGTTGTAAAAATAACTAGCTGGAGAAGCTGTTTGATTGATCATCACAGAACAGAGAGAAGAGGGATCGAATTTTGTTTTTGGTTTTTTCAATAAAGGGTTGACTTTTGAAAATTTTTCTTCATACTTCCCTACATATTAAAAAATAAACAACATGAGCAACCGAATAGAAGTCTTCAATAATTGTTCTATATCTGGCAACGCAATAAACCCGCCAAGTCGCGAAGTTATTGAAATGGAGCCAAAGCTTTATGCCGATTTTAAAAAACTTTTAACTCAAAATTTGGGGGAATGGATCGGTGGAAAGAAACAGCATTTTGAATTTTCATTTGATCCCACGGATCTTTTAAATAAACTAAGAGGCGGCGAAAAACCAAACTATAAACAGGAATGGCATTACTTTCCTACTCCCGAAGACGTTGTTATTGAAATGTTAAATACTCATATTCCTTGCGGAGAAGTCAGGTGCCTAGAACCCTCTGCTGGGAGAGGGGCTATTATTGATTATATGAATAATGGCGCGGGTAGTATGGCGAATATAACATGGGATGCTGTTGAAATTGAACCAACAAACAGAAAAATCCTACAAGAAAAGGGCGTAAATTTAGTTGGGGAAGATTTTGATACTTTTAAAACAGATGAAAAGTATGATGTTATTTATGCAAATCCACCATTCAAAAAAGCATTGCTTCATGTAGAAAAAATGCTTGATATTATTTATAAGGGCGGTTCTTGTGTTATCATTTTACCTTCAAACTTTGAAGAAAAATATAAATCAAAAATTCAAAAGTGGGAAGAAACCTTTGAACATATTGGTTTCAGAAACCTAAGAGAGAAATCATTTAAAGATTCTGGAACAAATATTGACACTGTTATTATGTACGCTTATCATAAACAATGAAACTATTTATTCCCATAGCAGAATTTCAATTACCGATCAATGAAGATTTATTTCTTTGGATTATTGGTTGCGCTATTATCGGGATTTTAATTCAAGTAGGGAGAATACCAAAATGAATCCAAATATGCTAATAGAACCACACGACAAATTGAAAATCTCATTTAGAAAAAATGAAGATGGTACGAATAATGGCAGTATTTTTATTGAAAAGCATAAGGATATGGCTTATTGTATGGCAAAAGCCCCAAAATTTGCGACAAAAGAGGAGTGGGAAAATAACGCTGATTTGATTATTAAGGCATTAGAACAGTATTTTGAAAAAAAATTATGAACATAGATAACAAAACAAAACTAAAATACCTCATAATTATTATTTTCGGCTTTCTTTTTGGAGTGGTATTAGGCTACGCTTTAGCTTTGCCTTATGTAACTGTCTTAGAGAGCATTTTTTCTTAATGTCAGATCCGACAGTAGTGTAAAATAAATCTTGACTTTTACCAAAAATTCTGAAAACATACAAACCATGAAAGAAAAAAACAAAGAAGAATTCCAAGTAATCATTGAGAATGAAGAGCAAAACAAAGTAGTTTATGATTTTGCTAAAGAAATCTTTGGGCCAGATAGCAAAATTTGTTTCAAGCGAATCTATACAAAATACCCAATAAGAGTATATTTTTACGATTTTGGAAGAAAAAAAACGGACAGCCAAAAATATTGTTGTGGTTGGGATTTGATCTCAGATAACGTTCAAAAACATATTCCAGAATTAACTTTCGAACAATTTAATCAAAAATATATCATGAAAATCGATGAAAGCAAAATAAAAAGGGTTTTAAAATCTCAAGCAATAAAGTTCTCAAGTGAGTTTGAACAAAAGCAATTTCATTTATTTTTAGAAGAAAATGGAGTAAAAAATGAGCAAAGACACCAAGAAAATACCGTTCCAACTTTAATTATTAGTTTAGCGGAGGATAACGGGAATATTCCACCTAGATTGAATTATATTGTATTGCATGAAGATCAAGTATTAACAACTTATAAAAATTTTGTTGATATGTGCGGTAAAAAGATAATTTCTCCAGATGAGTTTTTAAAATTACTTGAAAAACCAGATGTTTTTATGCCAAAAATCAACGGTCATGATGGCAAAATAACAGATAAAGGAATGATTAAATATGGGTGCGCAGAAATCGATCCTCGTATGTTAGTAAATTCCTTTGGGGATACTTATCGGGGAAATAGAAGTATTGTATCTGTTGAACTTGCTTCGGGGGTAAAAATTACTTATGATAATTGGGCCGAAATTAAGGAGTACATAGAAAACATGGATACGAAGGCTTTAGAGAATTAAAATTACATCCATAATATGAAACAAGAAATTTGGCATGGTGACTGTTTAGAGTTAATGAAAGACGTCCCTGATAAATCAGTGGATATGATTTTGTGCGATTTGCCTTACGGAACGACGGCATGTAAATGGGATACAATAATCCCTTTCGATAAACTGTGGGAACAATACGAAAGAATTTGCGACGAATCTTCCGCCATTGTATTATTCGCAAGCCAGCCCTTTACAACAGACTTGATAGTTTCCAATAGGGATAAATTTAGATATTCTCTAGTTTGGAGCAAAAACGTTCCAACCGGAATGACAGCGGCGAAATATAGACCGATGAGATACCATGAAGATATTTTAGTTTTTTATAAAAATCAACCAACATACAATCCAGTTATGAAACCGAGAGTCGGGATTGGAAAAGCCTGTTATAACTACGATCATTATTGTGGAGAGTCTAATCATGTTAAGCTTAATAAAGTAAAGAAAAGGTATGATCCTAATTTTGTCCAGCCTAGTTCGGTTTTAGATTCCAAAGTCGTCCCGAATAGAAACGGGAAATTACACTCTACCCAAAAACCAGTTGACCTCTGCGAATACCTAATCAAAACCTATACGAATGAAAACGACCTCATTCTTGATAATTGTATGGGAAGCGGCACGACCTGCCTAGCCGCTAAAAACCTCAACCGACAATTCATCGGCATTGAAAAAGAAAAAAAATATTACGATATTTGTGTGGAAAGATTAAAATAATATGAAAGAAAAAATGATCAAACGTCTAGCTAATTGGAACGCCCGCGTGAAGCGTAAACCTATTTGCCCAAATTGTCAGAAACAGGGCTCACATTATGTTCCGCCGTCATTACGCGAACCGGGATTTTTTGCATGTGAGCTATTTTCTAACGATTCCCAGCCATTTTTCATTTCACGTCTTCTGGGCATACATTAAACATAGTTAAACAAAGGGGTAATTTAATATCATAGTTAGTTATTAAACTATAATTCAACTACATTAAACTATTAGACCTAGTGTATTATGATATTAGCTTTTTGTTATGAAGTATAACGCTTTTCCTGTCAAAGACTTACAAAACCATAAAAATAACCAGTAATATAGGCCAAATACATAGGTAAAAATAGAGGATAATAATAGCTTTTTTGTTTTAAAATTTTAAGGCTTTAAGCATTCAAATAATAGATAAAAATGTTTCTTAAAGCGTTGATTAACAAAGGGTTATTGATAGCTAGCAGGGTTTAGCTGGGCCTTTAATTATTAGCATCAATACCCAAAATACATATAGAGTATATAGTAAAGGAAGAAGAAGAAGGCTGTTTTTGTTTTTTTTTGGGGGGGGGGTTTTTGGATTAGCTCGAAACACACAATATAAATAACAAAAATACTCCATAATCACCCATTTAGCCCCACTTTTACCCACAAAAAGCAATAAAAAATACAAACTTTAGAAAAGTTTCCAAAAAAAGCTGAGAAAAAAGCCAGTCTCAATAAAAAAAGCAAAATAACCCCAAAAAAATAGACAAAAACAGCAAAAAAAGGGCAAAATCAAGAAAAATAGGCAAAAAAGCAAAAAAACTTATATAACTGAATAACAACGACTTACAGAATCGGGGGTATAGGTTCAGAGGGGGGTAAGTATAAAAAATACGGGAAAATAGTAATTTTACTTCTTTTTTTTAAAAAAATACAGAAAAAAAGCTTATTGAGACACAAAAAAGCAAAATATCGCGGCGAAATACCTCTTTTTATGCTCCGAAAATAAACTTTATTTACTTTTTTATAGAAAAAAGACTTTTTTTCTGAGAAGTTTGTTTTTTTATTGACTTGTGCGAACTTTTCCTTAAATATACGAATCATGAAAAAAATAACAATACCAGAAAAAACATTTAAAGATTTTAGAATCATTATCGCGAAGGGATTAAATTCCTTGCAATCTTAACTGGTTGGGGTTAAAAAGTAAAGCGGTTCTTTTGTCTGATAGAGAATTAGAAAATTATTTTTCTTAAATAAAACTTGACTTTAGTAACCTTTCGCGCAAAATATACATACAAATGAGAAAATATAAATATCGGGAAACTCTTTTGAACAGAGTAATTCAAAACATATTTCCAAAAAAACTTCTGTTTATCATAATATACTCAGGACGCCATTTGTTTTATTTTATATAATTCTAGGAATTCCTTTTGCTATTTTATTTTACTTTTGTGTTATAATTTTTTTGGAAGGACAAGAATAAAGCTTGACTTTCGCCACTTTTTACTTAAATATGCAACAATCATGAAAAAAGAGCTTACAAATCCGCAAAAAATACTATCTGATTTATTGAAAATCTCTGGACCCATTCCAGTTATTAAAGTTTCTTCCGCAAAGGCGAAAGGAAAAGCTAAACAATATTCTTATTGGGGGATTGCAGAATACGAAATTTGCAATAGAAAAAAAGATGGCATTCCCATCGCGAAGGCTGTTTGCGCCGCCCCATCGCAATTTAGAAGCAAGATTAAAGCGTATAGAATCGCAGAAGAAAAAAGCAAAGAAACAAAGAAACTACTAATAAATTATTCTGGAGAACTTTGCCGAGAAGATATTATTGAAGTTATTATTGATTCTTACACTGATAAAGTTGTAGAAGCGATTTTTGCTCGAAAACTAGAAGAACGAAATATAAAACTAGAGAGGTCATTGAGGCGCATTGTGGACGCAATTATGGATCTTCTTAAAATTGAGGAAGACTATTCTAGTATTTGATAAAATAAAGCTTGACTTGTGCGAACTTTTTCTTAAATATACGAACCATGAAAATACAAGAAGCATTTCAAGTAATCATTCACAACGAGATCCAGCAAAAAGCTATTTATGATTTTGCAATAAAAATATATAATTATGTGTCTTTTCCTAAAGATTGCAGCAATTACCCTGTTAGGGTTTATATGGATTATAATTATTGTAGCTGGGATTATATCCGCAACAATCACAAAAAGCTATTTCCGGTATTATCCTACAAAAAATTTGAGGAAAAATATCTACCAAACAGCAAAAGAAACAAAAACATGAAACAAAAAATCTTTAATATTTTTGAAAACCATATTGTTAAGTTCTCCACTGAGTTTGAACAAAAAGCTTTTCAAGCTTTTTTAATCGAAAATGGTATTGAAAATGAAAAGTGTAGAAATGGTAATGTAAATACTTTAATTCTTTTTTACGAAAATATTAGGCTAGATCATATTATATTGCAGAATGAGCAAATAACAACTAATTATATTGATTATATAGAAAGGCAATATCCATACAGCTCGCGCAAAATAATTAGCTCTGATGAATTTTTAACCCTATTTAATAAGCCTGATGTTTCTATGCCGAAAATTAATGGTTATGAGGGAAAAATTAAAGATCATTTAGTTAAATATGGCTGCGCCGAAATTAGTTTCAAAATGCTAGAAGACGCCTTTAATGTCTCTAGTACTTTTGGAAACAGTAACATCGAAGCTGTAAAACTTGATTCTGGAGTAGAAATTACCCGCAAACATTGGAAACAAATCAACGAATTCGCAAATAACCCTTGACAAAAACAAAAAAACACTATTAATTGTTAACAATGAAAACAATACTATTCTTTTTATCTGCTACTTGGGCTTTTTGTTCTACTTTAGGTCTTGGTTCATTTCCTCATACAAAAGTTGAGGGCGAAACAAGGGTTTGGACCTCAAAAAGCGGACAAACCATTAAGGCAGAAGCAAAAACGCTAGAGGGGAAATCGATTCAAATACTCCGATCTGATGGGAGATTCTTTTGGGTTGATTTTAAAGATTTGAGCGACGAAGATATACTTTATTTAAAAAAAATTCTTCCTGCCCCCTTTACTATTTTCGAGGCTGTTCCTAATGCAAGGTATGACGAATTAAAAATTAGACTAGAAAATCGCGGCAATAGGGATTATTCTTATAAAGTATACGGCTGGAAATTTACAACCAATAATGAAGAAATATATTCTTATAAAGAATTGTTTTCTGGGAATATAGCAATCCAGCAAGAAAAAACAATTAATTTTAATATTGGTAATCTAGATGGAGGGGGAAACACCGTCAAGTTACAAAACTTTGATCGACATAGTAGTTTATCTAAGTGGGTTGTTACTCTTCATGACCATAAGGGTAAAATCATTGAGTACATCGGTGGGAATCGCCGAAACCAAATTAAAATAAAAGGATTCTGGCAGAAAAATTCTAAAAAAATCTTAGATGTGACTACTGATTTGTGATGCCCAGTTTACCATATATTCTTAAATATTAACGATTTTGCATATATTTTAAATATTAATTTCGCCAAATAAACAACTAAATAAACATCATGTCAAAAAAAGCAAAGAGCCCAAAGCCTAAGAATCCAAAATTCAAACAAGCTGGTCGCGCAAGCGGTACAACTGTTGATTCAGTAACTGGAGAAGTTATTTCAAATAAGAAGTTAAAGGCCAGACAAAAGAACAATCCAAGCAAGTACAAAAAAGAGGCTTGACTTTTTTCAAATATTCTTTTTAACTTTAGGCTATGAAAAAACTACTAATCAGTCTAGTTCGATTCTTGGAATCAATATGCGCCGAAAAAGGGGATTTTATTTCTGATATCAACAAACTTCATGATGAAGAGCCGAAATTCTAACCTTATTCCACAATAAAAACTAAATAAACAATCATGAACCAAATAACAAGAGATAACCTTAGAGTATTGCGAAGCGAAATAAATAGAGCCTTGAAGAGCGTGGGCGATAAATATAACGTAGAAATTAACGCAGGGAATGTGAGTTTTACCGATAAAAATGCGAGTTTTAAATTGCAAGTCGCGCTAATAAACGAAGACGGAATAGTAGAAACAAAAGAAGCTCAGGATTTTAAAGCTTATTCTTTTTCTCATGGACTTCCAGAAGACCTATTAAATAAAGAGATCAATGTTTGCGGAAAAACAGTTAAGATTATAGGCTACAAACCTAGATCAACAAAATTTCCCTTTCTTGTTGATGAAGGTAATAGGGTTATGAAGTATCCAGAGTCAGCATTTAAAAAATATAAGTCTTAGAAAAATATTTTTAAAAAAGGGGTTGACATTTTAAGATGAGCCGTCATTGTAGCGATCATGTTTATTTTAACAGCGAAATCTTCCAACCGTAAGACGGGTCCGATCCCTGTAACTACTACAACTCCCGATAGTTGCCCAAACTCTTGTCCATTAAAAGCAAACGGTTGTTATGCCAACAGTGGACCTTTGAGAATAGTATGGGAACGTTCGCGCAACGCATTATCCCAAAGCGAATTCTTCAAAGCAATTAAGGCTTTGCCAGATGGAATTTTGATGAGACACAATCAAGCGGGGGATTTACTCAAGAATAAAGATGAAACAATTAATCTTTCTTTTTTAAAAGGTCTTGTTAAAGCGGCAAAGGACAAAAGGATGTTTACTTATACCCATCATGACGTAAGCAAGAAAAAAAATCGAGATGCCATTAAAATGGCCAACGAAAACGGTTTGACTGTAAATCTTAGCGCCAACAATCTTGACCAAGCGGATGAATACAAAAAGCTTGGTATCGGTCCAGTTGTATCGGTGGCGCCCGAAGATTTTGATGAAAAGTACACGAAACAAGGCAATCGAGTAACGATTTGTCCCGCAACTAAAAGTGAATATGTAAATTGTATGTCTTGTGGATTGTGCCAACGTGCAAAGCGCAAAACAATTATTGCTTTTCCTGTTCATGGGAGTAACAAGAAAAAGGCGGCTGCGGCAACTCAAATAAATATTGACAAAACCTCAAAAATAGTTCACTCTCAAAAACAATGAAATCCAAAAGACACTGTTTTCACACCGATAACCAAATAAATAACTGAAAAATATGAAAAACAAAATCAACACTCTTACAAATGCAAATGGTGAAACTTACTTCTCAAAAGAAGGCGAAAACGGAGAAATGATCTTCTCTTTCTCTGAGAACTTCGAGGGCACTTGGATTCAAGAAGACGAAGACCTTTACGGAAAATCGAATTACGGAAAGAACTAGAAGACTATTGGAAGGTCGAAGAGATCATTTTAGCGACTGGACTGTTTGAACTAAACAAATAAAACTATGGGATATTCACACTACTATGATAACAAACGAGCATTCACAGACGAAGAGTGGATTGAATTTAGGGAAAGAGTTGAAAAACTTTTAACCTCAACAGATATTCCAGTGGGAAATCTACTATCAAGCGATGGTGGTCCAGAAGTGTTTCAAAAATCCAAAGAGGGGGATAAATAATGGGCGGCGGCGAAGTCTTTATTATTGTGTTAATCCTAATATTTGTTTGTGCCAAATAAAACATTAAATAAGATTGTAGACCTCTTATTCGCTACGATAGGAATAACGTTTGGGTTCGTGGTTTGTTGTTGCTATAAACTATATAGTTTTTTTAGCAAGGAAATGGGGTGGCACGAGGATTATAAAGATAAATAAGTATTTTAACTTTTTGTTTGACAAAGCTTATAGTTTTCTATTGTATGATAAGCATGGAAAACGAAAATAGAATCCGCTCATTTGTAGTTTCGGGATTAGACCGAGAAAATAACAAACAGTTTAAGTTTGGGGTATTAGTTAATACCAAGACCTATCCTTTCGATGACGACATGTTAGAAAGGGATATTGTATCTGAAGGCGTGGAGTGGGGCCAGTACCCTTATGCAAATAACATAAGCGCCAACGTTGAAGAAAAAAACATCGACGAAGGAATAGCATTTTATGTATATTGATTTTCGCGGCACTTTAAATTAAATAAAGTAATATGAGAACCACTTGCCCAAAGTGCTTAAATAACCGGTCTTCGAGCGAAAGAACAGTACTTACCAGAAACAGAATTTGTTTTTCTTGTGGGGAAGATACCAGAGCGATTGTATCAGCAAAAGAAATATACGAGTATTCTATTACTGGATCGAGAATAGGAACAAAAGAGGGCCAAAAAGCCATCGCAGAAATTATTTCTAGAAATTTCTCAAATAATCCTTGACTAGGATCTATAAATAGTATTTATTGTAATAATGAAATACTTAGTTCACTCTTCTAACCTCGAAAACCTGAAGCACGAGGAAACTGATTCTTTTACTAGGAATGGTTGGATTTCGCCGAAAGGGGATTTCTATTGTTGCGGCGGGGCAGAGCATAATAGGGTTGCTAAATATATAGGGGTTTTTATTTTAAATAAAGATCAATCTGTTTTAAAGAGTGGAAGATTTTTTAAAGAATTGTTTGACGACTATCTTTTCAAGGTGGGTTGGGCTAGAATAAAAGATGGTTCGTGGATCGGTTATGATGACAACCTAGAACTTTTTTTCACAAAAAAAGAGCTTTCCCAAAAACAAACAGATACTTTGTTTGATTACTGCAATTACTTCAACAAAGATTTAAAAAAACTCTTGACTTCACAACAATAACACTATTGTCTCTTAATCATGAAAGTAATACAGAAAACCATTCGCAAGCAACGCAACAGCGATCTTTATCGCACTAATCTTAAATACGAGAATGGCGGCAAGATTCGCGTTATTTCTTTTTTGGAAGCGGGAAAAGGCAAAGCTAAAAACGTTTTGAATTTCCGCTTGGGGGCATTGACTCAAAAAGCAACTTCTGTCGATATCAGCGAAATGATCGAGAATCGCAGAAAAGTTTCGATTTCTTGAAAAAACTATTGACATTATAGATAACTTCTGAAATACTCTTTTTCATAGTCAAGGATGACTATTTACTAACAACAAAAACTAAGGACAATATAATGAATACCAGAAACATCACCGTTCGCCATAACCGTGAAATCCGCAAGCCATACCATAATGAGCTTGACGAAATGATCGCCGCAACTAAGAAGGGGGGCTTTACTGAAGAAAACACTCCTTCCGTTCAGCTCAAGCCAACTGAGGTTCAGACGGCTCGCAAGTACGCTATCGCTCAAGGCATGAAGGGACTAAAGACCTACCAGTTTGGAGACGAAGAAACGGCGGAAGTCAAGGACACTACGGTTCAAAAGACAACCGCTTGGTTGCCAGAAGCGGAAGAGGTCGCTGCCAAGGAAAAAGCCAAGTTGGAAAAGGAACAAGCCAAGGAACAAACCAAGGCTGAAAAAGTCAAGGTAAAAGCTTAATCCAAAAAGAATGATCGGGGCGGATCCAAAAAGAATGATCGGGGGCGGCAGGGTAAAATCCTGTCGCCTCTTTTGTTAAATAGGGAATTATTTTATTGACTTATAGCAAATAACGTTTAATACTCTGAAAATAATGAAAATATACGCCAGACAAGAGCCGACAACAGATGAGGTATTAAAAGAATACTCGCCAAAAGCTAAGAGGTTTGATACAGTTTTTTATAAGGATAAAAAAGCAACTAAATTTTATTGCCGCTGGCCTTGGCATTATTCCAATAGACCTGTTTCCAGAAAAAGGGTTACTTTGAATTGTTATAATTGGCAAATAGTTTGGATTTGACTCTGGCCACTCATGGACTGAAATAAAGCCAAATAGCAAGCCTGTTTATACTGTTTATGGAGGGGGTCAGTCTTCTACTAAACACCGAAGCATGGAGAAAGCAAAACAAGAAATGAACGATAGAATAAAAACAATCAAAAAATTTCCCCAATATTATATTGATGATTTTGCGAATATAGCTTGACTTTATAACAAAAATATCTTTTTGTACAACCATGAATGAACTAGAAATAATTGCGGGAAACACCGAAGACGCTGTAAAGCAACTAAATAAGACTCGTTTGAATCATAAAAACGAATGGGTTTTTGTTAAGGTCAACGTCAACGGCTTAAATTATAGATTCAAATTCTACAATACTTGGATCCAGATTGCCGAAGACCCGAACGGATCGCGTGGAAGTTCTCTTATGGATATCTCAGTGGGAGAATTTAAGAAATATTTGCTTGACTTTTTGAGGACTTAGAGTTATGGAAAACACTATAAAGATTTAAATTTCGTTGTAAGTATGGGCTTTCTCGCCGCAAATCGAGACAGAATAACAGTGGTCGATATTGTTCGAGACGGCAAAGCTATCTGGGTTGGAGATTTTACAGATGGGGCTATTCAAAGAATTTCTGCAATTAAAGAATTATTTGATTTAAAAGATGACATTTTAGAAGAGTGCGAAAAAATATTAAATAAAAATAAGCCGACTGATTGCCAAAAAGCTTGAACATGGTTGGGGAGTAGTTTTGTGGTGGGGCTATTCCCCTTTTTTGTTTGATTGCGAGATAAACCTTGACATTTAAAGTTAAATATACATTATAACCACCATGAAATTCTATAGAGTAGAGTAAATTATTCAAATTATCATAGGTTTTCACACTCAATACAAAAATTTATTCAAGGATTTAATTGTGATGCATATATCATTCAACATAAACATGAGAGCTTGCCAACTGGAAAGCAAATTATTATTTTGAATATTGATAAATTTGTTGTTGACATTTAACCTACAAATAGAGAGGGTACTAAAAATCTAAAATGCGCCTATAGTTCAATGGTAGAACATTTGGCTTTTAACCAATCAATCTGAGTTCGAATCTCAGTGGGCGCACCATTTTAAATAATGAAATCGTTCCAAAATCGTTCCAAAAAAGACTTGACTTCGCCGCTTTCTTTGTAATACTAAGGGCATGAATAAGAAAATACGGTTTTTTGTTTTAAATAATAATATTCTTGGGTATATGCGCCAAGATAATAAAAGGTTTTTTGGGATTTTGCATTCTTCTGTTTTGCGCGGGGCAACAATACCCACGGAACAAGGTTGGATTTATGTCCCAGAGAAACCGGTTCTTCGATCCGCAACCATAAAAGACTTTAATGATTTTAGAGTATCATACAAAGGATATGAGGGGGATAAAAACTATTTACCATTAGCTGAAAATAATTCTTGACTTTATCAGAAACCTTTGTTTGTATATAAGAATGAAAAATCACTTATTCATTTATATTCACGACAATCGAGTTTCTTTTAAGCTCAACAAAAAAACTAGTTCAAATCCTTATAAGGGTGGATACTTGGCGGCAAAAAAAGAGGCAGAAAAAGAATTTTAATCATTGACTTTCGCGAAATAATAATCAGTATCTTAATCATGAACTTTGAATACCAATTGCTAGCTAGACTACAACAAGATTGCGAATATTTTTTAGGCTTTGGAGATAGAAAAGAAAAGCATCTTTGGGCCTTGAGCGTTGTGGACCAAATTGCTAAGATGAAAGAACTATATAATTTATTGATTCCACTGGGAGAAATAGAATGGATTAACTTAGAAGAAATTTTAGATTTTGAAAAAAGAATGCTTGACTTTTCGTAATATATTATTCTAAATAACGTTATGAAGAGAAAAGAATCATTCCACTCATTAACACTAAGGATCCAAAATGAAACTAGTCCCCGGCCCTCTTACTCTGAAGCTTGCAAGATTGCTAGCAGAAGAAGCGTCGAAGCGCGAAAAAGAAAGAAAGCGCGAATCGACCAACAAAAAACCGACGCCAAAAATCATTTAATTAAACTTGAACAAATGAAACTTTTTTAAAAAAAGAGTTGAATTTATAAGTTCTATCATCATTATCAAAACCATGAAACTAATCAAATTACAAAAAGCCATCGATCTAATCCAAGGGAGTGCCGCTGTTATTGTAACTTCAGAAAAAAACTCTCCTGTTTTGTATGCCCATATAGATAAAGACATTATTTTAGACTTGGGTAGTTCTATGATCGTAATTCCAAAAAATAAAAATGAATTTGTTAAAATTAAAGAAAATTCTCTAGTTTTTATTGGCGATTCGTCAGAGGAATTCGGCGATCTTGTGGCATATAATCTACACAGCCGAATTGATGAATATTTAGTAGAGCTTGAACTTCTATTCAAATCTCAATTAAATTCTTTTTGTCAGGAATCCGATTATGTTCTTAACTAAATCGCAGATTCTTTAATTAGGGGTTGACTTTGCCGCAAAATTATCTTTTTATACAACCATGAACGAGAAACATTTGAATTGGGGCAAGTTACACGATTGGGGGGAGAACTCTTCTCTTGAAAACGGTAAGATCATTATCATAGACTGGAGAGATAACGATAAAAGAATTGTTTTTTCTTCTTTCTCTAAGCTAAAAACTTGGGCGGGATATTAAAAAAACTCTTGACAAACGCCAAAAAACACGCTAGTCTTCGTAAATAATAAGGATTTCTCTCGACAGTCAGAGAAAACTAGAACAAACTAAACCTAAAAAATAGATGAAAAAATAGGAGAAAAAAGCAATGAAGTAAGCATAAAGTAACTAAAAAAATAATAGAAGCTCGCGCCAAATATTCTGTTAAATATGCGGCAATTTATTAGAGAGGTCTTGTAACAGCAGGGAAAATAAATAATAGGGCAAACAAAACAAAAAACTAAGCTCTCGACTTAAAATCTAGAAATAAGTATTTAATTAGTTTTTAGCTCCCAGCGTTAGCAAGCGTTGGGAGTTTTTTTGTACAATTTCGGTGTTGACATTGGGGAAATATTATTTGATACTGTTTTCCATGATTAAAACTGAACTATCTAAATCGCCTTTCCCAAAGGAAAAGCTTTTAACTGATACACTGGGAGCTATTCGCTCTTTTCTAAACCTGTACGGTTTGTCAGATTGGAATGCGAGGTTTCTCCGAACTGGTACTTATCGTTGCTATGGTCTTTGCGAGTACAGAAAGAAGACAATCGCAATCAATAGAGAGTTCTCGGAAATAGGTTCTGATGAGGAAATTCTAGATGTTATTCTCCACGAAATAGCACACGCTCTGACTCCGGGTTCGAAACATGGAATAGCTTGGAAGATTAAATGTTTGGAGATTGGGGCTAAACCAGAAAGGCTTTACGCTGGCGAGTTTAAGACAAAGGGGAACAGAGAGAAGTGCCAAGAAATAAAGTACGTTATGATTGATACCCGCTCAAATAGAGTTGTTAAAAGATACTGCAAAGCACCATCAAGGAAAGTCCTTAACTCGTTGCATAGGCGTTTTCTTAAAAGCGATCCTTCGAGTATGGGACATTTAGCCATCGTAAAAGAGGGGGAAAGTTTTTAAAATAAGGGTTGACTCTTAACAAATATTATCTTTAACTCTAAACCATGATTAAAACACTAAAAGAAACCATAATGGAGCGCGACAATCTCAGCGAAAAAGAAGCTGAAGAAATGATCGAGGAAGCAAGGGAAAGGATCGAGGATGGGGAAGACCCTGAAGAGATTCTTCATGAAGAGTTTGGGCTTGAACCAGATTACCTTTTCGATTTGATTTAATAAAGAAATAAACAAAACGCGGTCTTCTTCGGATGGCCGCGTTTTTTTATTGAAAAGCTACTACAAAAAGGCATCTGTTTTTTGGAATGTCTTTTTGTGCGTATATGTCAAGCTTTATTTAAAATATATTTTTTTAAAAATAGTAGTTGACAATCTAAAAATATTATTCTAGTCTCTTTTCTATGATTATAAGAGAAGTAAAAACCACTTACCGCAAAGTCGGGGAAATGACAGGAAATCTTTCCGATTCAATTATTGATGACCCAGAAAAAGCTTGGAAAGCCGTAAAGTCTTTTATGGAACAAAAAGCCGATAAGGGGGAACTTAATCCAGAAAGAGAACATTTCATGGTTCTTTTCTTGAACATCAAAAATAGGCTTAAAGGAATCGAAATAATTTCTTCGGGGACTCAAGACGCTACTTTAATTTCTCCCACTTGCGTTTTTCAATCGGTAGTTAGGGAAGGGATAAAAACTATTGTTGTCGCTCATAATCATCCAAGTGGCGATCCAACCCCAAGTGAAGCGGATATACGAGTTACAAGACAACTTAGAGAAGCTGCAAATATTCTCAGTGTTAAACTTTTAGATCATGTTGTTTGCGGAGAACAATCAAGCGATCCATCTTCTCTTGCAAACTTTAAAGGTTATTATTCTTTTAGCGATTCTGGGTTGCTTTAGGGGTTGACCACAAAGTGAATATCTGAAACACTCTTAAAAATGAAACCGCAAGTCAGAAAAAACAAAACGGGCCTCATGGGTTCTGCCACACAGCCCCACAAAAATCGCGTGAAGTACACGCGCAAAGCCAAGCACAAAAAGGAGTACTAAAAATGAAAGTAGAAAAAATCATTCAAAAAATCAAGCGGGTCGAAGAAATTAAAATGGGGGATCTACTGAAGGCTGTAGAATCTTTAGGCGGTTATTTTAAACAGGGGCAAGGTTCTTGCTTAAAGGTTTACATTGGGGAAACCGTGACAACTCTTCATTGTAAAGATCGAATTCTAAAATATGGAGTCGTAAGGACTCTTAAAAATACATTAAAGGAAATAGGAGTATAACAAATGGTAGAGCTTTTTTTACTTACAATCGTTCTCGTTTTCGTATTAGCTTAAATACATGAAAAAACTTATTCTATTTATTCTTTCGTCAATTACTTGTTTTGCGGCAAATGAATTTGATTCACTTGTCAAGGCTTTAATACAAGTTGAAAGTGGCGGAGATGCAAGCGCAATAGGCGACAACGGAAAAGCGTACGGAGTCTTGCAAATTCACGATATAATGATTCAAGACTTCAATCGGATTCAAAAAATCAAAGGAAATAAACTTTTCTTGAAACACTCCGACGCCTTTAATCCAGAAATAAGCGTTTTTGTTTGCAAAACTGTACTTTCTTTCTATGGGAAGCGAATCGTAAATACAAAGGGGTATGTCACACTTGAAGACCTTGCAAGAATTTGGAACGGCGGGGCAAGTGCTTGGAAAGACCAAAGCGAAAAGGATCCACAAAAAGAATTGAACTTAAAAAACTATTGGCAAAAGGTGAAAAAGAATATTTGATTTTTTTCTTGGCCTTATAAGGCAAACATGACCAGCAAATTTTTGTTTGACAAAGGGGCACAAACAGAACCACAAAAACTTTTTTAAAATAGGGGTTGACATCAACAGGAAATTATCTTTTACTTTAAAACATGATAACAAAAGAATCAGTTTACATTTGCAAATTCGATCTTGATCTTTCCGTGGAAGCGGAGTGGCGGATCGAAGACATCGGCGAAGACAAACAAAAAATGGGGGTTGTCTTGAATGACTTTTCCATTGTTTGGGGAGATTCAAATTCTTCCAAGAAAGACATCTCACAATTTGAAGTTGAGAATAAAAACCTTGACTTCTCGGAGCTTGTCAGAAACGAATTACTTGAAGAATGTTCAATTGAACTTTCTGACTTTGAAGACGAATCATATAATATTTAATTTGACAACCAACCATAAACCAGCAAAGTAAAGTTATGTTAAATAGAGAAAAGCTAATCCGTCAACGAGCCGAAGCATTCAACGAGTCAAGGAACAATCCGTGCCTTATCGATCCAACTCAAGAGGATATTCTTGAGGAAATCGAAATCGGGGGTCTTCAAGCAGCAAAAGATCAGCGCCTTGAGGATATGTACCTTGAAGAAGCCTTTGAGGGTTTTGGACAAGGGAATTAGCAAATAGGATCCACGGCAACCCTCCACTGGAAACGGTGGGGGGTTTTTTTATAGGTGTCTCAAATGCCTTTTTGCGCTACTTTGTAAAGCTTTTTCGTGTTTTTTTAAAAAAAGATTGATTTCCCTTTCGGGGCATCCATGAACCTCTAGGATTGGAGATCGGGACTTACAGGTGTCTTGACCCTTACAGTATATTCAAACCCCGTCAGGGCGATCCTACGGCTTATTATAAAGGTATCTATTACCTTAGAATAGTAGAATAAAGAACGCCGCTATAAAAACAGCGGTAGAATTACCAAGGCAATTACTTGTCAAAAACTTGTAAAAATTTTCCCGCGCCAACTTGTAAATTTTTTGTAAAAAACTTGTAAATGTAAAAAAGTTGTTAACAGTGCTGCTACTCCAGTGCTGCTACTCCAGTGAGTCAGGGCATAAAAAATCCCCCGCCCGATTAAAGGCGGGGGATTGGTCGGAAAGTTTAGGCTAGTGCTAACAATTCCGTTTGCGCTTTTTCCGCAAGCGAGAATCCATCGGTAAACGCTTTGAAACGGTTTGAATCTGGTGTCTGATTTTCGGTTTGTTTGTAAGTCTTGCCGTGGGTTTCAAACTCAGTGATTCCGTTGAACAAATCCCAAGCGGTTTGGCCTTTATTCCCGATCCCACGAGCGAAACGCGTAAGGATGTCATCAACAGTGTTTTGCGATCTAGTAGAGCGTTCATTTTCAGCATTAAAAGGGAAAAGTTTTGCCATGACTGTATCGACCTGCGAAGGTGTGATTTCCAAACCGTAAAGCTTTTGAAACCTTTCGGAAAGGTCAGCAATGTTCTTTTCCATTTTCGCGGTTACAGTTTTGAAAAGCTCATCATTTTTAATGTCGAAGTTTTTTGAGTGTTTAGCGGATGATTTTCCGAAAACGGTTTTTGAAACCATTCCATTTTTGCAAATTTCACGAATCAAGGTGATGGCGTAAGAGCGAGGGGTAAACCCGTCAAAACCGTCTCGTACAATCATCCCCACATTGATTTTCTCGTTCGCAAATTCAATCGGTTTCATATCAATAAAACCAACAATTTGCGAGCGGGATGCCATGAAGGAAAGGCGGGAGACAGGAAAACCAGAAAATTCCGCTAAACCGTAAAGACTCGAAACGAATTCGCTCGGATCGGTAGGAGTGTAACCCGTTCCAACGTCACCCAGAAAGCGGTCGTCGGAAGTAAACAAGCCTTTTCGGCCCGTTGCTTTGCGTCCAGTGTCTAAACCGCCAAGGGGTTCGGATTCAACTTGCCAGTTTAGGCCAGCGGCGTGTACTGCGTCTTCGACAGACAGGGTTTGGACATTTGGGAGGATAGAGAGGAGATCTGATTTAGTAGTCATTTGATTAACTTATATTTGATTTTTAAACATCGTCAGAATTAACGATAGCAAAATACTAAATGAATAAAGCTGTAGATTGCAAGGTTTATTTTGATTTATTTTTGCCTAGGCCCGAACCGCGTAATTGTAAAAAAAATGTAAAACAGGAAAATGTAAAAAAATTGTAAAACACGGCTTACATGTTAGTGCTACAATGTCAAGTGTTTTTTAAAATGCCCGAGGTTTGGCGTTCATATTTCATGCCAGATTCGTAAGTCACTGTTTTTCAACAACTTACAAAAAGACCTATATAATCACCTGCATCGACTCCTGAAAACCCTTTGTACGGCATTCTCGAAGGCTTTTCTAAAACCTTGATTTCCAACGACTTAGAGAAGTGATTTGAAGCAACTCTCGTGCCAATTTATTGATGAAAAATTTTTTAACAAAAGATTTACAATCGCTATTATGGCTATAAATAATTGTCAAAAAGTTGTAAAAAACCCTGATCCAGTTTCTTGTAAATAATTGTCAAAAAGTTGTAAAAAACCCTGATCCAGTTTCTTGTAAATAATTGTCAAAAAGTTGTAAAAAACCCTGATCCAGTTTCTTGTAAATAATTGTCAAAAAGTTGTAAAAAACCCTGAT